ATGCACCGCTATGAGCGCGGTCTTTATGTGCGCGTGACGGCCACGTCCCGCTCGTGGGTTTTCAAATACCAGCTCAACGGCCGCCGCCGCGAGATGGGCTTCGGCCCTGTCGAGGGGCAGGCTGTCTCGTCCATACTCGGCAAGTCGAGCGCCGCCCGCTTCCAGATTGACCGAGGCATCGACCCGCTTGCAGAAAAGGAAGCGAGGAGGGCGGAGGCAGTGGCGGAGGCCAAGCGTGCCAAGATGGTGACCTTCGCGGAGTTCGCACCGAAAGCCGTGGAACGCATTTTCAAGATCAGGAAATTCAGGGGCGACAATACGGAGTGTTCGTGGTTGAAAACGCTCGACCGCCTTGTCAAGTTGCTTGGAAAGCACAAGCTCGACGAGATCTCTACGCGCACGGTTGTCGAGGCGCTTGAGCCCGCGTGGGAGGACAGTGCCAGTGCCTCAGAGGAGCTTCAGGGAAGGCTCTCCAACATCCTTGACGTCGCGGTGACGGAAGGCTACATAGAGCTCAACCCCGCCGCGTGGGCCCGCCTCAAGATGTGGTTGCCGTCGCCGTCGACGCTTCGCCGTGCGAAGCCTGCCAAGCACCACGCCGCGCTTTCCGCGGAGGACCTAAGTAGCCTTGCGCAAAGGCTCTGGGCGGATGGGTCCAAGAACTCGCTCGCCATCCTCTTCGGAATCCTTACGGTTGGGCGCAGGCAGGAGTACTTGGAGGCGAAGTGGTCGGAGATCGACACTGAGGAGCTGACGCTCTCCGTTCCTCCGGAGCGGCGCAAGGACGGGAAGCTCGTCCCCCACGTGGTGCCGCTGTCGCGTCAGGCGCAGCGCCTGCTCGAGCGCCTGGACACATCGAGCGAGCATCTCTTCCCCGGAAGGGGGTGTGCGCACATATCGCCCACGAGTCTGTCGAACGTGGCGGCCTCGCTCTCTACGGAAGACAAGCCGTTCACGCTCCACGGCATCCGCTCCACTTTCTCCGACTGGTGCGCCCGCAACGAGAAGAACTTCGTCGTCTCCGAGAAGTGCCTGATGCACGCGGTGGGCAATGCCGTCTTCCGTGCCTATCAGCGTGACGACCTGTTGGAGCAGAGGCGTAATCTCCTACAGGAGTGGGCGGACTTCCTTCTCCCGAACGTATAAAAGAAAAGCCCCGCGAGGCGTGAAGCCAGCGGGGCAATTTCTTGTTCGTAAACGAAGGAGGTAACCGCACGGAGTGAGCATCCACTGGCTTGGAGATATGACGCCTATATCCCAGTGCAGCTCTCCGGATAACCAGAGATCTAGGCTTGTGCGGTGTTGTTATTCCGTCTAGGAAAGCGAAGGTCAAAAAGGCAAATTTTTGAAAAACCCCTCCGCTCCCTAGAGCCAGAATGGTAGCACAAAAAGAGAAAGCCCCGCGAGCTGTACGGACTCGCGAGGCATTTCCCCATTGTTGACCACTTCTCTAAGGAGGAGATAACGCTATTTTACCAGCTGAACTAGGGCGTCATGTACAGCGGCGTCTCGCGAAAGTATCTCTCCGCCTTCGGCAAGAAGTTCTGTACTTTCTCTGAGAAGGTCTTCGCACCGGGTGACTGCGGCTCGCTCATCTCGGCAGGCAGAAGCGCTGGCCTTTCGCACTCGATTTTCTGCGGAGCGCTGCACCCTGCGCAGGTCAGCATCGAGACGGTCAGCATCACGGCGAAGAGAAGCGATTTGGTTTTGTGCTTCAACAAGCTTTGCATAGTCCTTTTTCCCTTGTTCGGCTCTGGCAATCGCGGCAGACAGCTCTCGCTCGGTAGCCTCTGCCGCCCAATGGTTGTTCGCCTTGAACTCTCCGACAATGAAGCCGACGAGATAGGCGGCCAAGCAGAAGAGAACGGGTACCTTCATAAGTCCTCCCTTGCCAAATCAATGACTGACTTCGAGGATTGAGTTCGGCTCAACGACTTGGAAGTACCGCTGGAGAGATCTGTATTCGTCATAGTTAAGCCCCTTGGCTGAGTATGTGTTGGTGCCGTGCGCTCCCGTACTCCACTTGCCTGCGCGCTCGGGCATGTCCTTGGCGTACTTCGACTGGTCGGAGAACGTGGGGTGGTTCGGCTTCTTGTATTTGTCACCGAGATGGCCTCGGGCATCCTCAGACATCGTGCCGCCGCTGAGTTCTAGCCATGCGCCTCTGAGGTCGTAGTTGTAGAGGTCTCGAACGCGGTTGGTGTGAACTGCCCATTCCATGAAGAGCGCTTCTTCTCTCGCCGTCAACTGCGTGTTGAAAGCACCCGTCATGTCCTGTGCGTAGCGGTTGGTCTCGGGCATGGCTAGTCTCCGAGGAACATGCGAGCCTCAGCCCTGCGGCGGCGCACGAGGCCGGGAAGCTCCTTGCCGTTGACCTTCGTCACGTCGAGGAACTGGTAGGCGGCTTCCTCTTCGTCCTGCATGTTGACGGCGCGCAGGAGCTTCGGGCACTTATGCACCACACCATCCACGCCGATGTTGTAGGCGAGAGACAGCAGGGCGACGAACTGGCCTTCCGTCACCTTCACGTTGACCCATCGTGCGAGCCCCGAGGAGTAGCGCTCAAGATCCTTCACGAGAAGATCGTAGGCTTCGACGTAGCTAACCTTGTCGCCTTCCTTGACGTCACCCGTGTGGCCAAAGCCAATCGTGAGGACGCCTGCAGGGCATCGGTACGCCTCCTCGCGGAAGCCCTCCCACTGCTCGATGAAGTCGGCGGCAAGTTCCACCGGGTAGGCTGTGAAGTTTTTATATTCCATCGTTGGACTCCTTCTTTTTGCTGAGGCCGCGGCTCTCAAGGGCCGCGTCTGCTTTTTCCTCTAGGCGCTCGTTCAAGGTATGGATGACGCGGCGAAGCACGGGTGGCACAACGCTCCCGAAGCCGCCGTACTCAAGGTTCTTGATCAGGGAGCCGAACTCGCCAGCCGCATAGGCGCAGATCGTGATCGACTCGAAGATTTGAAAATGGATGAGAGGCTCGAACATCATGTCCAAACCGTGGGATAAAGCCACGATGAGGAACATCAGGGCCTTCTTCAAGATGCCCATGTAGTTCTTGTGGCTAGACCATTCGTGGCGATAGATGGCGACTGCGGAGCCGAGGAAGAAGTCGGCCATGCAGAAGATGACGAGCCAAGTGAGAAGCGGGCCGACGTCGCCGAAAGCAAAAGATGCGAGGCTTCCGACGACGCCACCGATGTACGCGAAGGCGCGTTCTGCGCCTTGCGGGAAGAGAGACTGAAGTGTGTTGAGCATTGCGCACTCTAGGTTGGCGGCAGGATCTCCTGCCGGGGTGCGCTCATTGCAGGTAATTTTAACGCACTGCGAAGCCGCGTCTTGCGATGGTCTCTCGACGGGCCACATAATCCGTCACGTCCTTTTCACGCCAGCGGCTGGTGCCGAGCACGTGAATGGGAGGAGGGAACTTTCCCGCTGCCACCCAGCGGGTTACGGTCTTGGTCGACACGCCGAAAGCCTCGGCAATCTGCGCTCGCGTCACAAGTTTTTCAAGATTGAGTGCCATGATCAGCCTCCGTTTTTCTTTTCCAAAAGAATGTCCATGACATTCCGTTTCGTTGCGATGCGCTCAAGGACTGCTTCATCGAGCGTGTCCTTGGCGACGATGGTATAGACAAACACAGACCTTGGGTGCCCTGACTGCGCCTGTCGTGTCGGCCCGATTCGCTCCACCATCTGGTCGTGCTCTTCGAGATTCCAGTTGGTCGAGTAGAAGACGAGTATGTTGCCGCCGTCCTGCAGGCTCAGGCCGTGTCCGCATGAAGCCGGGTGCGCGAGGAGCATCGGGATCTTTCCTGCGTTCCATTCGCGGATTGTCTTCGGGTTCTTGTCGAGGACGCGGGCTTCCTTGAAGGCGGCTCGCAGAACCTCAAGCTCGTGGCGGAAGTTGTACGCGACGAGAATCGGCATGCCCGCTGCTTCCTCCACGATGGAGCGGAGCGCCTCCACCTTCTCGCTATGAAGAACGAGGTAGGGCTTGGCGTCCTTCGCTTCGGGGAGCATGCCGTCGGCGTTCTCGTAGTAGAGATTGCCGCTGGCGATTTGCAGACATGCGCTCGTCTTTGTTGCCGCGTTCGCCGTCTCCACCTCCTGCCCGTCGATCTCGACGTAGAGCTTGCGCTCCATGTCGTTGTAGATCTTGCGGGCTTCGACGGGGAGCGTGACGGAGATCGTGGAGTAGATCGGCTCTTCGAGGTCGAACCAATCCTCCGCATTGATCTTCAGCGTCACGTCGTTCAGCGCTTCCTGAATCCTCGCTTCGCTCCCGGGCAGGATCTCCCACCTGACTGCGAAGGCCGATGCGCCGACGCGGACGGGGCGGAAGTACTCCTGCTGGTAAGCGGTCATCGACTTGCCGAGGCGCTTGCCTGCGTCCACGAACCACAGCTGGCCCCACAGGTCGAGGTAGCCGTTGGGCGCGGGCGTACCCGTGAGTTCGATAAAGCGGTCGACGTGCTTGAAAGCGACGGTCGCAAGGGCCTTCGCTCTCGTGCCGCCCTGCCTTGTGCGGAAGGACTTGAGCCTTGTTGCCTCGTCCGCCACGACGATCTTGTAGGGCCACTTGTCGCCCCAGAAGTCCACGAGCCAATTGAGCAGGCCGTAGCTTATGGCGTAGACGTCCGCCTTCTGACGGGCGAGGGCTTCGCGCTTGCGCTTCTCTCCGCACAGGCACACGGCCTTCATGCCTCGCAGGTGATCCCACTTCTCCACCTCATCGGGCCACGAGGACTGAGCGACGCGCACCGGCGCGATGACGAGGGCAGGCCCCTCTCCCATCGTCTGCGCGATCCTGATCGCCGTGAGCGTGGACACGGTCTTCCCCATGCCCATGCCTGCCCATATTGCTATGCGCTTGCGGCTCAGGATCGCATCGATGATGAGCGCCTGATAAGGGCGCGGAGTGAACTTCCTCATCAGTCCCTCTTGAAGTAAAGCCAGACGGCAACACAGGTCGAGGCCCACATCACCGCATCCCACGGGAACGGAAGGAAGAGCGCAGGCAGCAATGCAACGACGGGGAGCATCAGTTTCCAGTTATCAGGGTTCACCATTGCGGGCCCTCCCTAAGAGCAAAGAGACGGTTGGTGTCGGTGCGCTCACGCAGGTCAAGGAGGATTCCTTCGACGGCATCCGTGGAGTCGCAGACGTAGACGGGGATGCCGCCGTTGCGCAGCACCTCGATCTCCCGAACCTGTTCGCGGCGGGGCTTCTGCCCCGGGGCCTTCACTTCGATCATGGCGAAGCAGTCGAAGCCGACGATCAGACGGTCGGGCGCACCACGCCTGCCTTCATAGGCGAGCTTGCGCTGGTAGAGTCCGAGCTCCTTGCATCGGCGGACAAGGAAGGCAACGATTTTTCCTTCAGGTGTCACTTACTTCTCCTTTTTGCCGCCTGCGGCGAGATAAAAGTCCCTGCCGATCTGCCAGATGACTGGCTCGATTCGACTGTCAAGAATCGTTTCGGCGTCCTCTGGGGTGGCGCCTTTCATTACCGGGTTGAGAGCGCGGTAGAAGCACGACATCAGCGAAGCGACGCCTGCATCAAGGAAGCGCATAGCCCAGTGGGACTTCCCCGCGAGGGCAAGGTAGATCGCGAAGGTCTCCCCGACGGTAAAGGCGGGAGCGCACAAGTCGGTGCGGTTGCGGATCGAATATTCGAGCGCTTTTCCGAGGGTTGAAATTGCCGAAGCCAAGAAGGCAGGCTGGCCGCGTTCCTCAAAGCGGCCGTCGCTCCATTGCTTGGCCGAACAGCGTTGCTTGGATAGAACCGTCAGCAGCCCCTTGGCGTCGTAAACAGACATCGTGTACCCGCACGCGTGGAGCGCAAGGACGGGCCACCATTCTTCGGGCTTAAATTTGGTTGTCATTCTTCTTTCTCCTTCTCTTATGGGCAGGGCCTCCGCAGTCGGCAGACTCCCCTCGCGAGAACTCTGTGCAGGGGACTCGAACATCCGTTCGGCCACAGGCACAGTCGCAAAGGAAGACTGTCGTGGTCTGGCCGCCAGCTCTGTTCACGTCGAAACCATCGACGTTCTTCACGATCAGCGAACCGATGTGCCGACCGATGTAAGTGCCCGCAGTCTCGATTTGTCTCGCTCGGTTCTTGTACGCGAGTGAGTTGCGGTAGAACGGGTTGAGCTTTTCCAGCCGCTCCCGTTCCAGCTGCGCCGCATCGAACCAATGGGCGAATGCGTTCATTCGTCTTCTTCTCCCATGTATCGACGCGCAGCTACCTGATCTGGATGCCAGTAGTCGTCCGGCAACGGTTCGCACGGCTTCGGCCACGGCATCCAAGCGATCACGTCGTCGTACTTTCGACCCGATCTCGTGTCCATCCAACGGCCGCTCTCTTCGATGTAGTAAGCCCTGTCCGTAAATGGTTGAGCGAACATCTGGTTAACCTTGGCATTAGGAGTCATTTTCTCAGCACCGTGTCTGGTGATGAGATACAGCCCCCTGCAAGGCGGCTTGTGCTTGGGAAAGCGCAACCACTTCGCTCGAAATTCATAGACCATGGCTTACTTCCCCGTGGAGCCGTAGCCGCCGGTGCCGCGGGCAGTTTCGGAAAGCTCATCGGCCTCGACGAACTCCGTAGGTTCGAGCTTCTCGATCTTGATCTGTGCGATGCGGTGGCCAGCCTTCACTTCGAACACGCCGTCCGTACCATTCCTCACAATCACCATGACCTCGCCTCGATAGTCTGCGTCCACGATGAGCGGAGTGATGATGAGGCCGCTCACGGCAGAGGACGAGCGGCTGTACACCACGCCGCAGTAGCCCTTCGGAATCTCCATAGCGAGGCCCGTCGGGATCTTGACCGTCTCGCCTTGCGGGATGACGGTGCTCTTCGTGCAGAAGAGGTCGAGGCCTGCGGCGTCAGCGGTTCCGCGCCACGGGAGCTTGGCGTCGGGGTGGAGCTTCTTAACTTTGATTTCCATGATGAATCCTCAATTCGGGGTGACAGTAAAGGGCACGACGGTAGTCGTAGGTTCTGGTGATCAGGTCTTCGAGCTTGTGGAGCTGGGAGAGCGTTACGCCCTTGACGTCTCCGAAGTCGACGACGACTTCAGGAAACTTCCCCGGCTCGCACTTGACGACGCGGGGCTTGACGACGAGGGACTCCTCGTCTCCGTGCAGGGCACAAACTGGTATCTCAATTCGTGGCTTGTGGTCGTATCTCATTTCAGTGGTTCTGCAAAAACGATCAATGTGTATTTGGTAATCGGGATCTGAAGTCCTTCATTGGGCGACACCCACTCGATGCGGTTCATCGTGTCATTCTTCTGGAGGTATCCCGAGCGGGCTTTCCCGTTGATGTAGGCGAGGCCCGGTCGGTTCATGAAGCGCTTCGCTCTCTCGTCCGCAGGGATCAGGAACGCAGACTTCGGGTTGACTCTCAGCGAGAAGTTGTGAACCTTGATGGCGTCGATGCACCGCACCAGAACCTCTCGCTCCACAGTTCTCTGCATGTCGGAGATCACGCCGAGCGCTGCATCCACAGGCTCGAAAAGCTCGGGGTACTCCGTCCCGGTCTGCCCCTTCTCGATGAGCCTGAGCGCGCCGCCGATCCCTGCCGTCGCGAGCTGAATCAGCATCTGCATCTCCGTCTTGTTCTCAAAGGCGGCGGCAAGGACGAACCCGAAGGTCAAGGCAGTCTGCACGTTGGAGACGTTGTCCTTCGTGCCCTCGCCACGCTTCACGGCGTCGAGCGGAACGCGCGCCCAGAGCTCGATGTTGTCGAGCATGGCGTCGTCGAGCTCCGGCAGAACGCGGTAGAGGTATGCGCCTGCCGCCACGCGGCGATGCTTGAAGGGCTTTTTGCCGACGCGCTTCTTCACGATCTTCTTCATGCCGTCGCCACCTTCTCAGTAAGGAAGGAGCTGAAGATCTCTTCTGTCTTCACGTGGAGGAGGGTGTAGAGCGCAACGACATCCTTCTGGTCGAGCGTCCTCACGATGTCATTCAGGGTTCCGTAGAGCGTTCCGAGAAGAGCCGAGATGACGTAGCGGCGAAGGCGGCGGATGAACTCGAAGGCATCCTTGTAGCGACCGCGGTCGGTCGTGATCGCTTCGTTAAGAGCGAGGATGTCCACGAGGCGGCAATGCACGTTGTATTCATCCTCCACGTGCTCGCGCTTCGCCACTTCATCGAAGTGCTCGATGGCCGGGCGGACGAAGACGAGCAGGGCAGGCTCGATGCTCTCCTTGAAGAGCGTCTCGTGGGCGAGAGCGCAGACGTCCTTCGCCATGCGGGGAGTGACGCCGAAGGTGAAGGGCGTGTGCGCGAGAGTGGTCTTGTCAAACATTTGGTTAATCCTTCTTGTAGCGGTATGCCTCGTAGCCTGCGGCGGCGAGGGGGAGTCCGGTAGCCCACGTGGGCAGTTCAGTCATGAGAGCCGACATCTTTTCCAGTGAGTAGTCAGCAGTGTCGGGTGCCTCGGTGATCGCTTCGTCGTGCACCGTCAGCACTGTCTTGTATCCGGCATGGTCGAGGCGGAGCAGTGCGTCGCATAAGAGATCACACGATACCGCCTGAATATAATTCTCGACCAGCTTTGCGCCGTATGATTCAAGCCTCACCCACTTGCGTGACATCTGGTTGATGCCTAGGTAGGTGAACGAATCCTTCTTGCCAATGTCCGACGGGCAGGGGCTCGGGTAACAGAGCTTGCGTCCCGAGGGAAGCTCGACCAGCAGGAAGCCCGACGTGCGGGAGATCGTGGCAGGGCCGGCCTTCTCTACGAGCATCGGATCGTCGATGACGCGCATGACGGCGTTGCCAAGCTCGTTCCACAGCGCACAGATCTTCGGGTTGGTCGCTCGCCACGCTCTCTTCAGCGCGTCGCAGGCAATGAACACGTCGCGATGCAGGCCGCCCGTCAGGCTCTTCTTGAGGAAATACTCGTAGGAGTCCTCGGCTTCGCGCCACGTCATCGGCGAGATGGTCTCGCGGACGTTCTTCGCCATGTCGTGAAGGTCGATGCCGTAAGCCTTGGCGAAGCGGGCGAAGGCAGGAGCGCCGCCGCCGTAGCCAAGAGCCAGTTCAAGCACCTTGCCGACCTGTCGCTGCTTCTTCGACACGTCCTCGGGCTTGATGCCGAAGGCGCGGCTGTAGGCCAGCTTGTAAAGGTCGTGTCCGTGGCCTTCGTCGAAGTCGCGGAAGGCTTGGATCTTCCACTCTTCACCTGCGGCCCATGCAAGAACGCGGCCTTCCACGTTCGAGTAGTCGGCGACGACGAGCTTCTTGCCGACGGGAGCGATGATCTCACTGCGCAGGCAGTTGGTCAGCACCTCCATCGGGTCGTCGTAGAGAGCGGTAAGCGTCCCCGCCTTGGCGGCCTCGATGCAGAAGTCGATCTCGTCCTGCTTCAGGGTCGGGCGAGGGAGGTTCTGCGGCTGAAAGAGACGTCCCGAGAAGCGCCCCGTGCGGGATGCACCACGGAACTGAAGGCATCCGCGAAGGCGTCCGTCCCTGCCCACGGCTTCGGCGAGCATGGCGAACTTCTGCACGGAGGTCTTCGTCGACTGGAGACGCAGACGGAGAAGCTCGCGCATCGGCTCGGGGATCGTGTCGTCGTTGATGCGCTTCTCGACCTCGGCCTTCGTCATCGTCTTGAGCGTCACGCCGTACTCGCTCTCGAAGTAGGAGAGGAGCGCGTCGCGCTGAGTCGCGGCTTCAACCGCGCCGTCAGTCTGTTCGCGGGTGCGGCGGGCGAGGAGGACTCGCGTCTCTTCGGCGATGGCGACGGCTGCATTGGCCAGCTCCACGTCCATCAGCATGCCGCGACGGTTGATCTCTGCGTCGAGGATCTGCAGGTCGCGCTCGTGCTTGCTGAGGTTGAACTTCGGCATCTTCTTGAAGAGCGCTCGCTCGGCTTCGACGTCGAGGCGGCAGTATTCAACGAAGTGCGCCCAGTCCTCGGGGTGCGTGGTGCTGTCGGCACGGTGGTACGTAGAGTTCTTGGGGCGCGGCTTGCAGAAGAGCTGGACCAGACGCTTGCCGTCCTTGTCCTTCGCCACGTCCTCAGAGAGTCCGAAGACGGCGGAGAGGTCTCCGAGCGCACCCGGAAGAGAGTGCTGGTACGCCATTACCATGGTGTCGACGATCATGCGGAGCGGGATGTCGTAGCCGTGGGCCTTGAGCACCACGGTGTCGAAGTTCATCCCGTTGTGCCACACCGTGTAGCACTTGCCCGCCATTGCCGCGTCGAGAATCTTCTTGAGCTTCGCCGGCATGGGCGCACCGCTCGTCAGATCCCACACTTCGGCAGGCTCGTCGTTGAGGGCGTAAGCCCACAGCATGATCTCGCAGTCCTGAGCGTAGCGGTGAGAGCCGAACTTGATCGGCGTCTCGCTGTAGGACTCTAGATCGTGAAAACTGTAATCAATACTCATCTTTTCCTTCTCCTGTCATACATTCCCGACTTAAGACGGCCCTCATACATCCGCCGCTGGTGCTCAGGGGTAACGGTTCGTACGCCCGTTTCAAAGTCTTGTCTGACGTTCTCCCCTCTGGATCCGTACTTAAGGTTTTCTAGCCTGTTATCCGACGGGATCCCGTTTATGTGCAAAACATCAACGGTCATCCCATCTATGCTTTTCGGCCTTGGGCCGACAAAGGCTTCGAGAACAAGCTGGTGAACAAGCCGAGAATTGCCACGGCCTATTGCAACGGAGACGTGTCCGCTTTTCGTTTTTCCCGGACGCAGCACCCGTCCGGGCGACAACCGCAAAAACCGGACACCTTTGGCGTTGCGGCCTCTCACAAAGTGGGGCAAGGATCTAACACGTCCGAGGCTGCTAACCTCATACTTCCCTTCGTAATTAGGGACGGCTTTCCATACTTCTTCGTTCATCATTCGTTCTCCCACTTGCAGTTGAGTGGGTGCCACGGCTTGGCGTCCTCGCGCTTCACGAGAACCTTGCCGCGGGCGTATCCGTTGCGGATGCCCCAAAGGCAGAAGGCCTTGGAGTTCTCGCGCCATGCGGGGCAGCAGTCGGCCTTGTCGAGGAGCTCCCAGAACTGATGGAGACGGGAGAGCGTCAGCTCAATGCCGTCGCCGATGCACACGCCGCGGTCAACCTTGACGTAGATCGAGGCTCGCTGTGCCTGCTTGGCGAGAGCGGCGGCCTTGGCCTCAGCCTTCTTAGCGGCGGCGGATTTGGTCGTGCGCTTCATGGTCGCCTTCACCTTGGCCTTGGCTTCCTTCTTCTGTGCTTCGGCTTTCGCCTTGGCTTCAGCCTTGGCCTTGGCCTTGGCCTTGGCCTTCGCTTCGCGTTCTTCGCGACGCTTGGCACGAGCCGTGCCTTCCATGCGGTCAAGCTCACGAGAGCGGTTCCAGTTGCTGATGCGGTTCTGACAGCCGCAAGACGGGTTCGCCTTGTATCGGATGTTGTCGAAGAAATCCTCGAACACGTGCCCGCAGTAGCCGCACGTGGCGGTGACGATCCAGCGGGCGCGATGGCTCTTCGTCACCTTGTCGTCTTCCCGAAGGAAGTTGCCGACGGTGACGTGCCCGTACTTCTTGCCGGAGAACAGCGCCTCCATCTTTTCGCGTGAAAACTTTTCAGCCATTTGAGACTCCATAAAAACTTGAAGGGCCCTTAGGGGAGGCAGGGTTGAGGAGCCGTGAACATGATGGCTCGTCACCTGCAGATGCCCTGCCTTTGGGATCTGAGGTAAAGGCGGGTAATGACAACCCACAGCCTCAGACCGATCCGTATCTGCGTCAGATCGTTTGCCCCCGCGGCCCTGACTCAAGCCTCACCCCTCGCGCTCAGGGGGAAAGGCTTTATGTCAGGGTCGCGGCATCAGGCCCACGGATCGTCGGACACAGCCGCTTCCTTGTCGTCGGTCTCGAGCACCTCGAAGCCTTCGGTGGACGCGGCGGAAGCACCGCCGAGCGCCTCGCCGTCACGGACAAACTGGATGCCCAGAAGCGTCGCGGAGAAGCCGCGGGAACCGTTGTTCTCGTAGGCCCACACGTCGATGCGCATGTTGATCCAGCAGCCGCCGTAGGGGATGCCCTGAGACGGGGCGATGGCACGGAGACGCTGGTCGACCACAGCCGGAGCGCCGTCCGTCTCGCGGCGGCGGGCCGTGACCTTCATGAGGCCGAGGTCGGCGTCCTTCTGAATGAGGCGCGTGTTCTTGTTTTCAAGCGCTTCCTCGTAGTAACGCTGGCCCTTGGCACCCCATTTCTGGTCGGCGACGGCCTTCATGACGTCGAGAATGGCCTTGTGCACGGCACCATTGGCTTCGAAGAGGCCGGTGCATTCGTACTTCTTGGTGCCGTCCTTGGCGAAGGCGTTTTCTCGCGCCTCAAACACATGCGGATAGGCGCAGCGCACGGAGATGTTCAGCTTCATTTGTTTTCCTCAATGACTTTGAAGCCCTCGCCCATATCCAAAGCGGGACGAGGATCGCTTTCGGGCACAACCGCGCCCTTACTCTCATTGCGCGTGATGAGCGCTTCGAGCTTTGCCCACTGCCGCTCGGTGAGGACAGGGGCTTCACCCGCCTTGGCCTTCGTGAGCTTCGCGGCGGCGGTCGGCGAGATGAGTTTCTTTTCGTAGCGAAGGGCCTCAGGCACCTTCATGGACTTGAGCTTCGCCTCGGCCTCCTTGGCGTCCGCCCAGCGGCGGATGCCTGCGCGGCCTTGGACGAGCTTGTAGCCGGGGATCTTGTTTCCGATCTCAAGCTGACGCAGGGCCTCCGCCCTCACAGCGCTTGTCCACTGGTCGATAAGGTCGAGGACGTTCAGTGCACGGGAGAGGGCCTCGGCTTCGGTCGGCACGGGGATCGACAGGGCTTCAACCACCTGCGGAGCCGCATCGACGATGGCAGGCTCGGCCTTGAAGGCTTCGACCACGGCGCCGCGGATGGCGGGGCAGGTGCCCTTGGCTCGGCAGAAGCGGCAGACGGACTCTGACGGACCGAAGTCGGCGGACTCAGTCGCCGCGCCGTCACAGAGTGCGAGAGCGCGAGCGCCTCGGGCCTTGACGTCCTCGGCAAAGGAGCGGAGGCCGCCCGTGGTCGTCGTCCAGTGGTCGATGTGGTTCAGGCGGGGCTGCACGATGACGATGTGAATCGTCGTCACAGGGTCGTCGCCGAACGGGTCGAGTTCGTCGCACAGGGCCAGCGCGTAGATTGACAACTGCTCATTGCAACGGGCTTCGACCTTCACGCCACGCCCGTACTTCAGGTCCACGACGTAGAGGTGCTCGCCAACGCGTACCACGCAGTCGACCGTGCCGTGAGCGCCCACCTCGCCCGTGACGCTCGAGACGTCGATGGGGTGCTCGACCATGAAGTAGCTCGGCTTGCCCTCGCCGATGAGGTCGGCGATGGTGCGGGCATAGACGCAGACGGCGGCCTGCATCTCGTCGGGCGCGTCGGCCCAGAGGGTTTTGAACTCCTCCGTTTCTGCGTCGGTACGACGCCGCGCCGTCACAGCGGTACCGCTGAACTGCGGCGTTCCGAGGAGCTTGAGTTCCGCCAGGCGGTGGGCGCGGGTGCCCTCCTCGGCGAAATCAGAGGACTCGTCGGGCAGGTCCTTCGTCAGGACCACCGAGGCCGGGCAGGCGCGCCAGCGGTGGCAGGCGCTGGGGGAAAGGAGTGCGTGTGTCATTGCTTAACCCTCCAGCCGCGCCGTCACAGCGGCGGAGAATGCGGCCACGAGTTCGGGCAGACGGTCGACCGGCACGGCAGAGAAGCGCGGGAAGCCGAGGGACTTGCAGGTCTCGATAATCAGGGCGCCGCAGGGGTCAGTCAGGCCCTTTTCGCGGGCGTCGTTGTAAATCTGGGTGATTTCAATTTTTGCCTGCAGGCCCGGTTCGACCTCAGCGGCCTTTTTTTCCTGTTCGGAGCGCCGCGCCGTCACAGCGTCGGTCACCGGCGGCAGCTCGTTTTTGGCCGGGGCAGTCGATCGAGATTCGTCCGTTTTTTCCTTTTCTGCCTGCGTTTCAGGCATTTTTTGTTCTGTCTTTGCCGGCGTCTGAGCGCTTTCAGCGGCGGCGGGCGCCTGATCTGCGGCCACAGTGTCAGAGACAGGGGCGGCGGCCTCAGACTGGACCGGGGCGGCCTCAGCAGTGGGGGCGGCGGCTTCAATCGGGGCGGAATTGATCGGGGCGGGGGCCGCTACAGGGGCCGCGGCGGCGGTCTCAACGGTGAAAGCGGCGGGCGCTTTCATGCCGGCGGCAATGGTGAGACGCAGCGCTTTAATTTCTGCAGTCAAATCAGAAAGAATATTTTCCAGTGGCATAAGATTTGCTCCAAAAAGTTAAGGGGAAAACGGGGCGGCTATTCCAGAGAAAAGCCGTAAAGGCCAGAAAGGCCGTGAATGAAAGAGAAAGCGGCGGGCGGCAGCTCTATGTACTGGCCGCTAGTGTCAACGCCGCGCCGGTACCTAATGCCGAAATAATCCAGATAGGCACAGCGGGCCGCCAAAGCCGTCGCAGGGCCATAAGGCGAATAAAAATGCAGTCTCACAGGCCGCAGGCTTTTCCACTGGTAGAACCAACGAAAAGCGGCGGCGGCCTTAACAGAGAGGCGGCCTCTCACAGTGAAAGGCGGGGCCGATAATGTTTTGATGCTGACCATAGAAAGGCGCTCCAAAAAGGGCCGCCCGCTGGGGGCGGCTTTTCTGTTTACTGGGGAAACTGTTTAAAGATCAGGGAAATAGGTAACGGCCACGCGTTCACATTCAGCCGGCAGGCCGAACGCGGGGCAGTTGGAAAAGTACGGGGCGGCCTCGCTGTCGACACAATTAATAGTGAATGAGAGGCCCTCAACTGCTAGGCCGGCATACCACTCATCGATTGCCGCTATTTCCTCATCATCAAGGCCGCTAGCATCGGCGTTAATGAGATACGGCAGGGCATACGTTGGAACGTTGTAGCAGTCGGAATCGTCCGAATCCTCAACGCGCAGGGCCCTTACTGCCGGTTCAAGTGCTTCGCAAACATCAGCAGCGGCGGCGTTAACGCCCTGCCAGAAAATGAAGCCGCCGCCGGCTGCAGTTTCGAGGGCCTGCAGATCTTCGCGGGTGGTTTCCTCATCGTCCCAGTCGTGAGAGGCCAGATGAATGCCGCGGTCGGTTTCGTTGTAATAGTCGTAGCTGTAGCGTTCAATACCGGCGGCGTTTTCATAGAAACAGAAATCGGCGTCAAGGTCGACCGTTGCAACCTGTTCGCTCTTTTCGTCCTTAACGATGACAGAAAGCGAGGTATGGGCGCAATCTTCCAGAGTGTCGAAAAAGGAAGAGAGTTCGCTCTCTGCGACGGCCTGATAAGTGAAGGGGCCGCGCTTGATTTCTTTGCCGGTGATATTGGGGTAGCTGTATGCCATTGTTTTGCCTTTTAGGTGAGTTGGTAAAAATCCCTGCTATTGGCTGCAGGCATGAGCACCGGCCCGCGGTGCTCAGGTATGCAGGCCCCGCTATGGCGGGGCGGCTGGTGAAGTTAGAGGATCTTTTCCACGGTGACGGGGCCGCACTTCAAGCCCTGCAAGCGGTCCTTAATGTCTGCGGGGGCGTCCATAAAGCCGCGCAGAGAGATTTCGCCGTTTTTGGTTTGGCGGAAACCAAGGGCCGCATACATCCAGTGGGTAACGTCGAAAAGCGCACCACTCTTAGAAAGGGACAAAACGCGGTAATGCTTGTAATTTGCGCCGGTCTTAGTCCTGCTAAAGCCCGTCTGCAGGATGTAAAAGGCGTGCGCCCCGGCCTGCATCACCCCTCTAAAAGCGCGCAGCGCCTTTTCCTGATCCGTTGAATGCTCATCGATGAGGCGAACATAAGCGGCGTAAATGACGCCGGCGGCATTGGCCAGATATGCGGCCTGCTCATTGAGTGCCTGCAGGCCGTCGGAATCATCATCGGCGGCGTCGACAATCGCGGCGGCTTCTTTTTCGCCGTGGTGACGCGCAAGAATTTCGTAAGTGCCGCAGATGGCGGCACAGCCGCCCTTCGCGTAATGCTTCCAGTCGTCGGCGCCGTTGAGCAAGGCAGCGTCGATTTCGCGACCCGTCATCGTCACAGGGATTTCGTCCGGCATATCGGCGGCCCCAATAATTTCGGGAATGTAGGCGGCCACGGCGGCGGCGCTCAGGCCATGGGCTTCGATGCCGGCCTTTTCGGTTTCAAGTTCAGCCAGTGCGGCGGAAAGGAGCGTTTTCTTATTGATGGTTGTCATTTGGTTTGCCTTTATTAGTTAGTTGAGAGATTCAGCGGCGAAATGCGCCGCCAGTGCGAGGGCCAGAAGACCCAGAAAAACGAGAGTGCCGGGCCAGACGGGCCAATACTTAATGCCGTAGCAGGCGAAAAGAAAAAGCCCGTAGCAGGTGGCGCGGAAGAGAAAGCGAGCGGCGGTCATCATCGGCACTCCTTGCAGGTGAGGTACTGGCGGTAGCTGCGGCCGTCCAGTGCGTTGTGGCCGGCTATATAGATTTCGCGGGAGGCCTTGAAGGCTTCGCCGTAGCTGCTGAACGAAAGGGCGGGGCGGCGGCCTTCACTGCCGGAGAGGCGGCGCGCTGCGTTGATCTTGAGGAGGAATGCCATTTGTTTTGCCTTTATTGGTGATTCGAGCTTGCGCAAATCGTTGCGCGTTCCATATGCAAATATTATGCACCTCTGTGCAAATATTTGCAAGCTAAGAGTACGAATATTTGCGCAATGAGGCGCGCAAGATTTGCGGGGGCAACAGGGGCGGGCGCGCCGGCAGTGGGGCGGCTTATATAAAGAAAGGCGGCAGGGCCGGCAGTGGTGAGGCGGGCCGGCGGGCGGCGCTTTCCACCAGTGAGAGGGCGGGGCAGGGGCGGCGCCGCCGGTTCTACCAGTGGGAGGGGCTTATGAGGGCAGGAAAGAGGCGGAAGGGTTAACCCTTAGAGTCAAAACGCCTTTTTAAGGGTGCATAGGGGTAACTACCTATTTCGGCTAACAAAAAAACTACCGAACTACTATTTACAACCTTTTTTCTTAAAGTCCGTGTGAAAAGAATATATAAGTAATAACCCTATAAGGAAAACCACTATATAGATTCTCTATAGGAAAGTTTGGGGAATTTGCTTGCCTTCGGTAGTTCGGTAGTTCGGTAGCGGGGCGGGTTTTGAGGCGGCGCCATGGCGAGAGGCGCGGCAATGGGCGAAGGAGTGGACGGGCGCCGGCATGGTGAGAGGGGCGGAATCTGCGCAGCAATTAAATGCGCGCTTGATTTGCGGCGGGCGGGCCGGTAGTGGAGGCACTGGGCAGAGTGGAGGCGCTGGCAGAGTGGAGGCGCCGGCAGAGTGAAGGCAATGGACGGGCGGCAGTGGAGCCACTGGACGGGCGGCGGGCTTTTCGGTTGTCTGAACATTGAGCCGCGAACGGCACGCGGTTTGCTTGACGGCCTGCGCGTGCGTTTCAGTTTGGGGGAATAGCGGGGCGCCCATTACCCGCCCCGCGGGCCTGGTCTATGCCGCCAGTGTGTGGGGTGAATGTATGAATATGTTTGTTCCCCCCTCTCCACTCATTGCGCGGCGCGGATAGCGGCGCGCCTATTCGGCGCGTAGCGCAGGGGCGCAGCAGGCCCGCGGCCTGCGAAGCGGCGGCGGCATGATGCCGGCAGAGGCAGGGCCGCGCCTTTTGGCACACCTTCCGCCCCGGTCGAGCCCTGCCCGCCCCGCCGCCCGTCCGCCTTGAACAAAACCCCCATCGGTACCATTTTCGCCCGATACCGATCGACCCCCCGGGGGCCAAAAAATTGCCCGCCCCCGCAGGGGAAGGTGGCGTCCGTAGTGGGGCAATTTTGAAAACCATTTTGGACTTGTCCTTCACTGTCCCAATTTGTCCTCTCGCCCCCGAACGCCTGTCTCCGAACCCTCATCCCTCAACTCTCCGAAGGAGGCCATGCCATGACGCGAGCCGCCAAGAAGCCCGTCGAAAAAAATTCTGAGAAAAAACCTGGAACGAATCCTGAGTGTCCGTCAAAGTCCTCGAAAGTCCGTACACCCGCGAGAAGGCCGAAAACAGAGCCTGTGGCGCGTCTCGAACCTGCGGATGAACAGGTACACCAACTCAAGCCCATGACCGTCATAGCCACGCCAATTGCCCCCTCAGACGACGCGATGGCGCCACGGCTGAGGATTGAGCGCGACGGTGAGTACGAGATCCCGTCGAAGCTCAATCCCGCGCTGAGGACTCGGAAGTACAAGGAGCCGCACCCCGACTCCGAGTGGAGGCCGTGGTGGAAGCCGCGCAAGCGTCCCTTGGGCGGAGCGAAGAACCCGATGGTGAAGAAGATTCGCGAGCAGATCGAGAAGGAGCTTGCGATGGACGAGGGCGAGCTGGCCCGCATTCCTCGCGATGCGGAGACGGGCAGGGTGGTGAAGTCCTATGAGCTTTTCACGGCTTTGCTCTACTGGGTGGCGCGAGGCGGCACTCTTCGCTCGTTCTGCATTGCCGTCGACCTGCCTTACGGCACGTGCTGCGGATGGCTTGAGAAGGAGCCCGAGGTGAAGGCGCAGTACAAGGAGGCGGAGCGGATCTCGGCGGATGCGCTCGTGGAGTATGCGCAGGAGCTGGCGACGAACCCGTACATCGTGGAGGAGGTCTTCGAGAGCTACGACGGCGAGGGGAATCTGATCCGCAAGGACGTTCGCCGTCAGGATGCGGTGTATGCGAGGAAGCTGTGCGTGAACTTCTGCCAGTGGCTTGCCGCGAAGCGGGCGCCAGAGAAGTACGGCGAGAAGCTGAAGGTGGAGACCGACGTCTCCATGGCGGGCGCCATCGTAGCGGCCCGCCGTCGGCTTGCGTCCCGCGACGACGACATCGACGCGGACGAGGTTGAATAAAAAAAGTTGCCCGCTTTAGCGGCGGGCTGTAGCATGAATTCACACTTTTTGGAGCTTAACCATGGGAACAGTTAGGGATAGAAACACGATGCTTTCCGCGCCGGAGATCGAGCTTTTGAAGATGACGCAGGAAGTCATCAAGCGCATGGCGGACAACTCGGCCAAAACGAAGACTTTGTTTGTCGGTGTCACGACTGCCGCCATTGCGTTTTTGAAATTCGATCCGAGCGTCCACAACCTGCTGGCGCTTCTGGCCTATTTGGTCGTCACTGTCGCCCTCTGGGAGACGGACGCTCGGTACCTTCGCCTGGAGCGGCTCTTCCGCCATCAGCACCACGCCATCGTGGATGGATCCGTCCCCGCGCTTGAGCTGTGGCGCATGAATCTCTCGCGCTATGAGGAGGAGTCGGTAGGCAGGATCATGTTCACCAACTTCACAATGTGGATCTATCAGATCGCGGCGCTTGCCTCCGTCGTGCTCCTAGCGAAGATGGGCGGCTCTTTGGTAGGCGTCTTCTAGCCACTTGCCGATCCAGAAACGACCTGACGGTAGCCAGCTGTACCGCTTGATCTCGTAATAATCGGGGTCCAGAAGTCCACGGTGCTGGCCGTGCCAAAGAAACGGATCCGGGCCTCCTCGACAGACGGATCCGTCTGTCCTTCTCATCCCCGTCAGGTCGATCATGATGCGGCCCATCTTGTACTCTTCCGCCAGCTCCATTTCGTACTTGACCCACCGGCTGAGGTAGGTTTCTTCGCCAACGAACACGATGAGGCAGGAGCACCCGTCCATCGAGTTCCGGATCCACCGAGCGATTGCCTCGTCGCTTGATTTCACCGTTTCGGGCGGCACCCCGTTTGCAAAGCCGATGCTCTCCCTGCCGATTGTGATGGGAAGGTTGACGATCTGGTTGACGAGCCAAGCGTCAGTCCATTTGAAGGACGGAAAAATCCTTCTGTACGAAGCCATTTACTACCTCCTTAGAACATCCGCTTGAGGCCGATGACCTTCCACTTGACGTCCTTGATCGGGAAGATCTTGTCGCCGGGGAGGTTCTGGTTATCGATCTGTCCCCAGAGCTCGTCGCCGTTGCGGATGAGGCGCACGAGCACTTCGCTTCCGTCCTCCTTCTCCGCGATGACGAAGTCGTTCGTCTTGGCGCTTTCGGCGGGACCGACGAAGAGTTCATCCCCGTCGAGGATCATTGGTGCGAGGGCAGGGGAGCGGGCCTTGAACCGTTCGGCTCCCGCCCCGTGGCATGACTTGGCCGCGGCGCACGAGACGATGGCCGTCCCGCCCGACGTGGCGACTGCCGCCCCGTTGCCGTAGTTGTTGACGCGGCTGGTGTCGCTGGAGCTAGAGTCGGCAAAAAGGGAACCATCGTTTACCACGGTGCACCCGTTTCCTACTTCATGCGGATCTACCCCAAGGGCCGCCGCGATAGCCATGACAGTCGAGTACCGAACCCTACCGGGCTGTCCCGAAGAAAGGCTCTGAATGGTTGAAGGACTAACTTTCGCCATTGCGGCGAGCTTTCTGATGGAGAGCCCCTGCTGGTCCATAAGCTCGCGCAAGCGTGTAGTTTCTTTGCTCATCATATTTCCTTAAAACATCCGCTTGAGGCCGATGACCTTCCACTTGATTTCGGTCAGAGGGAAGATTCTGTCGCCGGGCCAAGCGGCGTTCTCGAAGTGCCCCCACATGGCGTCGCCGTCTCGCATGAGTCTGGCGACGACCTCCTTGCCGTCCTTGCGCTGGGCAATCACGATGTCTCCGCTCTTAGCGCCTCGGGGGCTTTCGACGAAGAGCTGGTCACCGTCGCGGATAATGGGCGCCATGGCGTCGGAGTTAGCGATGTGTTCACTGCGCGGCGCGTCCTTCTGGGCCTCCTTTGTGGCCATGTAGGCCATTGAAAAGAAGTCGTGCATTCGCTCGTTCGACGACGGGCGGATACACGTCGGAGGCACTTCGACGAGACCTATGTCTTCGAATAAGTCCTTTCCGCAAAGGTCGGCCACCGATATGTCGAACGCCTTCGCGATGGCTGCAATCGTGTTCTCGGAAGGGTTTGCTTTTTCGGGACCTCGGCGAACAAGTCGAGTCAGCGTGGAGGGCGGAAGTCCTGCCCCGTTGGCGATGGCGCTGATCGACTTTCCCGATGCTGAAGATAGGCCCAGTAAGTTTTTATAAAAATAATTTGACACGGCAGCCCTCCTTGCATGCTTAGGCAACGAGCAACTGTGTACTCGTTTGTCCACCGTAGTGTAGCCGTGTCCCTACTTGTATGCAATCTTTTGTGCATTTTTGCTCACATTTGCGCTTAGACATACGAGAGCAAAACGTTGCGCGCAAAGTAGTGAATGTTGCGTATAATGTGCGCAAATGTCAGGAGGTACGATGCCTAACGCAAAACCTACAAAACTCAGTCCCTCTGAGCTTGTCAAGCAACTTCACCTCATGGGGCTGTCCGATAGTGAGGTCGCCAAGGAGGCAGGTTGTTCGACGTCATTCATCAACCGCATCCGTCGAGGCTCCAGCGAACCGAAATGGGACGTGTACGACCGTATCGTGCAGCTTCACAAAGAAAGGATGCTGTACATTCGCAAGGAGCTTGGACTATGACGCACTCCATTCGCATTCAAGGCCCCGAGCTCATCGACATGGGCTACCAGATCTGCGAGATCGTCCCGGGCACGAAGGCGTGCCGCCGTCAGGGCTGGCAGGACCATCCGCTCACGAAGGAGGAGTGCGCCCAGCACGTCCCCGAAGAGGGCGTGGGCATTCTCTGCGGCGTGGGCGATAACCCCATTTGCGCCGTGGACGCCGACATCGAAGGCGACCCGGACTTTGCCCGTGCGTTCTACGAGCTGGCCGTCACGCTTGTTCCGCCCTTGGCCGCCGCCCCCGTGCGAGTCGGCAAGGCGCCGAAGCTCCTCTTCGTCTGCCGAGCCGAGGAAAAGGGCTGGTCGAAGGCGACGGGCGCATGGTTCGTGAAGAACGGCGTCAAGTCTCGACTTGAGGTTCTTGGCAAAGGCCAGCAGTTTGTTGCCTACGCCATTCACCCCGGCACGGGCAAGCCCTACCACTATCCCCTCACGCTCAATCCGTTCTGCGGAACGGAGGGCTTAGTCGCGGCTCCCGCCGACGATCTTCCCGTCCTGACAAAGGCGGATATTGAGAAGCTCATGCAGGCGTTCGAGGATGTGGCTGAGGCTCAGGGCTACGAGCGAGTGACGCCTGCGACGAAGCCGCCCGTCTCGCATTTGAGTTCCGACGTGCTCGACGCGGCTCTCACCCCCGACAAGCTCCCGCTCGGCATCGACCGAGAGACGGCGGAGCGCTGGGTGCGCAAGGTGAAGTGGGATGTGGTGTCCTACGACTCGTGGATGCGACTCGGCGCGATGCTTTCGCATGAGTTCCGCGACCGTCCCGAGGAGGGCTTGCAGGCGTTCATCAACCTTTCGATGGACGCACCGAACGCCTCGACCGTCGAGGAGATCACGGCGAAGTACGAGTCTTTCCGCCGCTCCAAGGGCGAAGTCGTCACGATGCGCACGATCTACCAGAAGCTCCACGAGATGCAGGACATCGAGGCGCAGTCCATCGACCCGAACGCCGCAGGCCTTGCCGCGGCCTTCATCGTGAAGCTCGGCGAGCGTGTGCGCTGGCTGACTGACGCCCAGTCTTGGCTCATCTTCAACGGCGTCCATTGGGTGAAGGAGGGCGAAGGCCCTGCGCTCTACAACGCAGGGGATGCTGCGCCTCGCACCAGCATGACGGACTTCTTCCGCCAGTTCGCCATCGAGTACGCCCGCATCCGAGCAAGGAAGTGGGACGACGCGCATCAGGACGTCGACCCGAAGAAGCGCGAGAAGAACCCGTGGGCGCAGGAGCAGATCAAGCTCTGCGGCAATCCGCGTTATGCGGCTTCCATCGTCGCGGAGTTCCTTGCGACCTCCCCGCACCTCATGGCCCGCCTCGATGAGTTCGACGCAGTGCCGAACCGCTTCCCGACTGCCAACGGTTCTGTCGACCTTCTGACGGGCGCGTTCATGCCGCCGAAGGCAAACGAGCGCATCCACAAGCACTCGTCCGTCGCCTTCGTCCCCGGCGCGAAGTGCCCCCGCTGGGAGCAGGCCGTCGACCAGTGGATGTGCGGTGACAAGGAGCTTTCCCGCTACCTGCAGAAGCTCGTGGGCTATGCCGCCTTCGGCGACCCGCGAGAAGGCATCCTCACGTTCTTCGTCGGCGGAGGCGGCAATGGCAAGTCGCTGTGCCTCGGCATTCTGGCGAAGCTCTTCGGCGCGCTCTCCCGCACGGCCTCGAAGCTCACGCTCGTTTCGGCGGGCAAGTCCTATGAGCATGCGGGCGGCACCCGTTCCGACCTCGCAGTCCTGCGAGGCGCACGTCTCGTCGTGTGCTCCGAATCGGAAGAAGGCGACCGCTTGCGCGAGTCCGAAGTGAAGGTTCTGACGGGCGGCGAAGACAAGATCGTGGCCCGCGACCTCTACCAGTCGGCCATAGAGTTCAAGTCGACGTGGCTCACGATCATGGCGACGAACCACATGCCCACGGTCTTGGACCGCTCCGAGGCCATCTACCGACGCATCCGCATCATTCCGTTCAACGCCCGCTTCAACATGGATCCCGAAGCAGGACAGAAGGGGGCGGACAAGGACTTGAAGGCCGTTCTCGAAAGCGAATTGCCGGGCATTCTCAACTGGGCGATTGAAGGTGCGAAGCTCTACCGCAAGGAAGGGCTTTCCTCTCCGAAGGTGAGGCGCGACCAGCTGGAGCAGTTCCGCGACCGCTCCGACTATCTCGGCCAGTGGTACTCGGAAAACTGCCGCCCGATTCGCGAAGGCGAGCGTGTCGACATTTCACTTCGTTCCCTGCAGGCGTTTTGGAAGAGCTGGCAGGCTTTCGCCAAGGACAATGCCTGTACGGACATGGTGAAAACCATCCGCACGTTCAGCTCCGCCTTGAAGTCCTCGCTCGGCTTTGATGTGTTCGTGACGAACCGTTGCCGCGCCTGCCGCAACTTCTGCCTGCGTACCAGTGCGGATGATCTCGGCTTCGAAGAGGTGACGGATGCGAACGGCATCGAGCGTCCCGTCAAGGGCGCAACTGCATAAGGAGGCAGCATGACAACGAAACGTGAAAGAGACGAGGAGCGAGTCGAGGAGCTTGCACGAGGGTTCTATGACCCGCTTCGCTTCGTCCTCTGGGCATTCCCGTGGGGCGAAACCCCCGAGTTCTCTCTCGTCGAGCTCCCCGAGCCGTGGGCGTCGAAGTACCCCGGATGCAAGTACGGCCCCGCCAAATGGGCCTGCGAGCTTCTCGATGAGGTGGGGCGTCAGGTTCGGGAGCACGACTTCGACGGTCGGCATACGGTAGAACCTGTGCGCGTTGCCGTGACATCAGGGCACGGGTGCGGAAAAAGTGCGTTAACGGCAATGCTCGTGACGTGGCTTCTTGCCACCCGCCCCCACGCCAAGGGCGTGGTGACGGCAACGACGGCTCTCCAGCTAGAGACGAAGACTTTTGCCGAAGTCAAGAAATGGATCAAGCGTTCCTTGGTCGGCGACATGTTCGAGATCCAAGCCCGATCCGTCGCGGCGAAGGAGTCTCCCGAAACGTGGCGAATCGACATTCAGACCTGCCGCGAGGAGAACTCCGAAGCCTTCGCGGGCCAGCACTCGGCATCGTCTTCGTCAGTGTATATATTCGATGAAGCCAGCGGCGTGCCAGACAAAATCTGGGAAGTGGCGGAAGGCGGCCTCACTGACGGCGAGCCTTTCATTTTCGTTTTCGGGAACCCGACCAAGAACTCGGGTGCCTTCTACGACTGCTTCCACCGAGACGCTGCCCGCTGGACTCGCTTCAAGGTCGACAGCCGCGAGGCACCATTGACCAACAAGAAGACGATTCAGGAATGGGCGGAAGCCTTCGGCGAGGATTCGGACTTCTTCAAGATCCGTGTCCGCGGTGAGTTCCCCGGCAACGCCTCGACGCAGTTCATCCCGTCGGCGGCAGTTGAGGCGGCAACGCTCAAGCCTGCCCCGGGGCTTGAAGGCAACAACATGAAGCGAGCCATCATCGGCCTCGACATTGCCCGCTTCGGCGACGACGCCAGCGTGATGGTGACGCGAGTCGGTCGAGACGCGGTCTCGATCCCGATGAAGGAGCTTCGCAAGCTCGACGGACGCATGGTCGGCGAGGCTCTCGTGGCGCATTGCAACTATCTTCTCGACTGCCTGAAGTTTCAGGAAGTCCGCGTCTATTTCGACCGAGCGGGCGTCGGCGCGGCAGTCTGGGACTTCCTCCGTTACGAGTACAACGACCCGCGTGTCCGCTACACCCCTGTCGACTTCGGCTCGGGTGCGTCGAACCGAACGCTTTATGCGAACCGTCGTGTCGAGATGTGGGGGCGCATGAAGTCGTGGCTTGTCGTTGAAGGTGGGGTGATTCCGAATAACAAGGACCTGAAGCAGGAGTTGTCCGCACCCGAGTATTTCTACAACGACCGACAGCAGATGCTTCTTGAGCGCAAGAAGGACTTGAAGGACCGTATCGGTTGCTCTCCCGACCATGCGGACGCCTTGGCCTTGACCTTCTACGACGCGAACGCGGACTTCACCCCCGACGCCTACCAGAACCCCTTCCGATCCTTTTATCGTCGTCAGCAGGAGCGCGACCCTTACGCGGAGTTTGAAAATGCAGATTGAACGTTCTTCCGTCCGAGCCATTGCCTACGACCCTTCCTTCCCGCTTCTTGAGGACGAGTACACGGTCGAGTGTGCGACCGAAGGCTTCAAGGAAGGGAAGGTGGATTGGGCGACCTACGAGAAGCTCGAAGAGGCTGGCGCTCTCAAGGTGCTTGCCTGCTACGAGAACGGCAAGCTCGTAGGGTTCGCGGCAATCATCTTCTCCGAGTCGCTTCACAAGTCGGTGAGGACGGCGTCGCTCGACACGCTTTTCCTCTCGAAGCCTGCTCGCAAGGGCTTCTCCGGCATGCGCCTTATCCGCCGTGCGAAGGCCGTCGCTCAAGACGGCGGAGCCGACAGGCTTCTCGTGAGTGCTCCGCGAGGCTCCCAGCTGGAGAAGCTGTGCTTCGCGCTCGGCATGACGCAGGCCAACTCGATCTTCGTGATGTGAGGACGCCATGCTCGCAAACCGCATCGAGGGCGTAGCGCCCGAGCTTCGAGCCCGCTTGGACGAGGTGGCCGACTGGATGAAGGCCAACGGCGGAGACGACGGGGAGGGGTGCGAGCTTGAGCACCTCTTTCATGCGGGGTGCTACGTCCGCACCCTGCGCGTCCCGAAGGACAAATACTTTGTTTCCGAGTGCCTGCGGATTCCGACGGTGCTGATCGTCTCGGGAGACGCGGCTTTCTCCGACGGGGAGAATACCTTTAGAATTACGGGGTATAAGGTTCTGACAGGAGCGCCGATGCGTCAAAGCATCGTAAGAACTTTCGCAGATACAGTTTTCACCGCGATCTTCGCCACCAATGCGAAGACGCAGGAGGAGGCCGAGGCCGAGGCGGTATTCCGTCCCGACCGGCTCCTCAAGTTATCGGAGAGTCAACGATGAGTTACGCAGCGGCAGTCATGGCGGTATCGGCAGTAGCGAATGCGGCCAACAGCGCATACCAAGGGCACGAGTCCCGCAAGCAGGCCCGATCCGCGCAGGCCGAACAGCGCGAAGCCCTCGCACAGCAGGAAGCCCTGCGCCAGCAGGATGAAAACCGCAGGAACCAGAAGAGCGCCGACGTGGGTGCGCTTCTCCAGCAGAACACGGGCGGCTTTGGCGGTGCCAACCTGACGGGCGGCTTCGGCGGCACGGGCATTCTGTCCGCCGCAGGCGGCGGCCTTCTCGGTCGATAAGGAGCCGACGCCATGCCCGCAGACATCAAGAAACTGCGCGCAAGGTTCAAGGAGCTGCGGAATCATCGTTCGCCTTTCGAGGCTCGCTACCGCAGACTTGCGCGCTACATCCTTCCCGACTCAGGCCGCTTCGAGGCGAGCGACAACGCGCTCATGGACGACCGCTGGAAGTTCGTGTTCGACGCCACGGCGACGGACGCCGCAGGGGCACTGGCCGCAGGGCTTTTGGCAGGCATCACGTCGCCTGCCCGCCCTTGGTTCCGCCTGACGACGGGCGATCCCGAGCTTGACGAGGATTATCAGAACCGCACTTGGCTTGCCGACGTGACGGATCGTCTCCAGAAGATGTTCCTTTCGTCGAACGTCTACCCTGCGCTCATCCAGATCTACGAGGAAATGGCCGTTTTCGGCACGGCCTGTGCCATTGTGCGTCCGTCGGAAACCGAGGGCATCCACATCTTCCCGATGACCATCGGCGAATACTGGGTGGCTGAGGACTACGAGAACCGCGTCTCCACCGTCTTCCGCCGCATTGCGATGACGGCAGAGCAGATCGTGGAGGAGTTCGGCGAGAGCGTTTGCTCGAAGGCCGTCCGCGACGCCTACGCTTCGGAGAACAACCGCTACAAGGTCTTCCAGATCATCCATGCGGTCTACCCCCGCGAGAACTACGACCCGAAGAAGCGCGACAACCGGAACATGAAGTACGCCTCCGTGTACTTCGAGGAGTCGTATGCCGAGAACGAGGACACGGACGTTCTTCTCGAAGAAGGCTTCCGTTCGTTCCCCGCTCTCTGCCCCCGCTGGCAGATCCACGGCGGCTCGGCCTACGGCACGTCTCCGGGCATGAAGGCTCTTCGCGAAGTGATGAGCTTGCAGGTCTGCACCAAGCGCGAGTCCGAGGGCATCAACGAGCTGACGAACCCCGCGATGATCTATCCCGCCTCGATGGAGAACCATCAGCTGGACTTCGCGCCGGGCGGCATCAGCTTCTACGCCGACGGCGGCACTCCGCAGCAGGCGTTCCCCGCGAAGCAGGTAAGCATCAACCTCCAGCACTTGAGCCTCTCCCTTCAGGAGAAGCGCAAGAAGATCGAGTCGTACTTCTACAAGGATCTCTTCGCGGCAATCATGTCGACGCCTCGCACCAATCGAACGGCCTACGAGGTCGATCAGGTGGCGCAGGAGCGCATGAGCCTTCTTGGGCCTGTGCTACAGCGACTCAACTCCGAGCTTCTCCGACCGCTTATCGAAATGGGCATGTACTGCCTTGAGCGTGCGGACAGCATGCCACCGATGCCCGAGGGCATGGTAGGCGTGACGGTGACGTTCGAGTCGATTCTTGTGCAGGCTCTTCGTGCGGCTGGCATTACGGCTGAGGACAGGTATCTGTCGACGGCCTTCTCGATTGCCAACTTCGACCAGTCGATCATCGACAACCTCGACCTTGACAAGCTCATGCAGAAGCGCGGCCTGTCCTCGGGCATCGACCCCGACATCATGCGCTCTCCCGAAGCGGTCGAGGAGCTTCGCGCCGCACGACAGCAGGCGCAGGCCCAGCAGGCTCAGATGGCGCAGGCGATGCAGATGTCCGAGGTGGCGAAGAACCTCCAAGGGCTCAATCCGCAGATGGATCAGGTGGGAACGATTACGCAAAATCAAGGGTACTAACACAAACCCATACTCCCATATGTAGTATATGAACCATGTCTGAAGCACAAGATCTTGAGTTTTTCGACGCTTTCGAGCGGGAGATCATCGGGAAGAAGCCCGATGAGTCCGCTCGTCTGCGTGAAATCTCGGATCTTTGCTTCATGATGCGGTCTCGCGAAGGAGCGCGTGTGCTTCGTCGAATCCTCGGTGCGACTCGCCTTTACGGCTTGAGCTACACCCGAGGGGATTCTCATGAAACAGCCTTTCGAGAAGGCATGAGGCGAGTTGGCCTTTGGCTCCTCGCCGAGATGGGCGAAGCGGATGCAGGACTCTGTGCCGAGATCGTCCACCAAAACGGAGCACACCATGGAACAGAACAACCCGCAGGAAGCAACACCGACGACTGAACCCGCCGAGGGTGGCAGCGCACAGTCGCAGGCTTCCGCGAAAGAACAATCTTCCGCCGCCGGCAACGATCAGGGTGCACGCGCTCAAATCCCTGACGAAGCCGGCGGTGGAGCCAAACAAGAAGAGACTGCCCCGAAAGATGAGGGCGGCCTCCTTTCCCAGACCGACGAGGACGAAGAAGACGAGAGCGCTTCGGCCACGCTCGGTGCTCCCGAAGGCGACTACACCTTCGAGCCGACGGAATCCTCGGTGCACATGGACGAGGAATCCATGAAGGCTTTCGCCGAAGTGGCGAAGGAGCTGAACCTTTCCAACGACGCCGCACAGAAGATCGTCTCCAAGATGGAGCCGATGCTTGCCGCCAGCATTACCCGCAACCGTGCCGTATGGGCGGAGCAGGCGAAGGCTGACAAGGAGTACGGCGGCGTTAACTTCGCATCCAACATGAAGGCGGTACATCGTGTCTATCGCGACACGACGAGCGAAGGGCTTCGCGAAGTGCTCAAGGCTTCCGGCCTTGATTCTCATCCCGAAGTTATCCGCCATTTTTACGGTCTTTCCAAGATCCTAGGCGAAGGGCGAATCGTCACGAGCCGAGGCACGAAGGAGAGTGCGGACGGGCGCGGTCTGCAAGGTTTTTACAAAGGCATGAATCCATAACGGAGAAAACTAATGTCTACCGAAAATCGCTATACGCTTGCGGACTATGCGCAGGAGCTTCGCGCTTCCGAAGCGGACATGAAGCTCATCCAGACCATTGAGGATACGGAACCGCTCTTCAAGTCGGCTCCGCTCATCAAGTGCAACGCTGGCAACGAGCATCTTACTCAGGTCGTTTCCAAGTACCCGAAGGGCCAGACCCGCGGCTTCAACGAAGGCGTGACGGCTGAAAAGGCCGGCACCCGCGTCGTGAAGGACACGACCTGCATGACCGAGACGTATAACGAGATTGACGTCAAGATCGTTCGGATGAACAAGAACTCTGCCAAGTGGCGCGCCACGCAGGATCAGATCTTCGTTCGCGGCCTGACGCACTCCGTCGCCGAACGAATCTTCCAAGGCTCCAAGAAGCGCGACATCAACGAGTTCGACGGTCTCTGCGCTCGCTACAGCAAGATCAACGGCACGAACGTTATCAACGCTGGCGGCACTGCTTCTGACGGCGAACTGCAGGACATCTTCCTCATCAACTGGGGCGAAAACACCTGTCACCTCATCTATCCGGAAGGCGGCATTGCCGGCCTCAGTTCCCGCTTCGAGTCGAATGTCGACGTTCGCGACGCCAAGAATCGCGTGTTCAAGGCCGACCGCACGTGGTACTCGTGGGACCTCGGTCTCGCCATTCCCGACCCGGCTCAGGTTGTCCGCATCTGTAATGTCCCGCTGACGAAGGCCCTTAACGGTCGCTCCGGCTACGACATCATCAATGCCCTCATCATGGCCACGGAAGGCCTCCCGAACGACGTTCTTCCGGGTTGCGGCATTTACATGTCCCAGAGGATGCGCGCCGCTCTGCGCCTCCAGATCAACGGCACGGAAAACGTGAACCTCACGTGGGAAGAAGTCGCTGGCAAGCGCGTTCTCAACTGGGACGGCATTGCCGTTCACAAGGTCGACAACATCGTTCTGCCGTCCTACAAGACCGCGATCGCTTAAGGAGAAAAGTCATGATCCTTGATGCTGAACTCATCTTTGCGAAGAACGCCGACCTCAAGGCTTCCTTCACCTCCGCCGCCATTGACCTTGGCCAGAAGAATCCTGACCTCGGCATGTGTACCCCGCTTTTCCTCGTCCTCTATCCGGGCGACGACGGCGTGGGCACGGGCACGGTTACGGTTAACCTTCAGGACTCCGACGACGGTACGTCCTTTGCGACGATCCTTTCCACGGGTGCCATGAAGGTGGCGGGTCTCACGCAGGACGTTGCCCTCAAGTTCCCGACCAGCCACCGTCGCTACGTTCGTGTGACGACGACGGTTACCGGCACGGTGTCGGCCTTCACGGGCACGATTGCCATTGCCGACAACTTCGACGTGAACGCGGGTCTTTTCCGCGATGAAGTCGAAATCGGCGAACCCGACGAAAACGCCGCGAAGATTGACCTCACCTCTCAGGTGAAGGGCATCCTGCCGGTCGTCAACGGTGGCACGGGCAAGGCCACGGCCACGGCCTAACCTGACGTACTGAATACAAGTCGCAGCCTTGGCGGCAGTTCCGATTCGGGCTGCCGCCTTTTTTATTGCGAGGACTTATGGCTTCCGAAAAAGACATTTGCAACATGGCTCTCCGACGCCTCGGCCAATCCACGGGCCTCATCGACACGGGCGAGGACTCCGCCTATGCCGAGGTGGCGAAGGACTGCTACCCCATCGTGCGAGACGCTCTGCTTGAGCGCCACGCATGGAACTTCGCCACGACCCGCGTTCGCGTCCCTGAGATTGCGGGCGAAGTCATCGGCCTTGGCAAGCGCTACGCCGTTCCGTCGGACTGCATCCGGATCCTCTCCGTGCTTCCTGCCGAAGGTTCTGAGGAAGACGGTCTCGAAGCCCGCTGGGTGGTTGAGAACGCAGGCGACGTGAACGTCATTCAGACGGAGATCGAGAAGCCGATCTTGAAGTACGTGCGACGTGTCCGCAACACGGACATTTTCTCTGCGGGCTTCACGGATGCCCTCGCGTGGCATCTTGCCGCGACGCTTGCGGGGCCGATCGTCAAGGGCGAGCAGGGGCAGACCGTAGGCGTGAAGCTCCTCCAGCAGGCGAACCTTGCCGAGCGTCAGGCGATTACGGCTGACGTGAATCAGCGGCGCACGATGAATTACGAGCGTCGTGTCCCGTACTTCTACGACAGGGAGTCGTAGGGGGAAATGAACATTCGGAAGCTGATTCTGTGGGCGATGTTTATCGCCGTCTTCGTGATCCTACTGCCTGCGGTGGTAGCGCTATCCGATGCGCTGGTCACTCTGTTTGAGTGGGTCGGCAAAAACCCAGAAGTCTTAATCCGTTGAAAAGGAAATTGAGGATCGTGATGAAGGACGGAGATTCGAGTCTTACGGGCAAAGTGATTGCTTGGTCGATTGCGATAGGCGCGGCGGTGATCAGTGCCGTCGGTTGCCTGTACTTCGCGTCGTTTGCCATTCGTGAAGAGCTTGCCGCTTGGATGGCGTTTTTAGGAGGTTAACCATGGCAGTAAGAGTTACGCAAACGTCGTACAACTCGGGCGAGCTTGGCGAGCTGATGGTGGGGCGCGTGGATGATTCAAAGTACGCGGCTGGCCTGCGTCTGTGCAAGAACGCGATTGTCACGCCGCAAGGCCCTGTGAAGAACCGTTCGGGCTTCCAGTTCGTGCGCGAGGTGAAGTATCCGGGTAGGAAGACGCTCCTCATCCCGTTCGCATACTCCGCCGACCAGACGATGATCGTCGAGCTTGGCGACCATTACGCCCGATTCCACACGCTCGGCCAGACGCTGATGACGGCGGACGGCTCCTCGCCTTACGAGATCCGGACGCCGTGGGAGGAGGGCGACCTTTACGCGCTCCACTACACGCAGAACGCGGACATCATGACGTTCGTTCATCCGCGATACGCGCCGCAGGAACTCCGCCGCTACTCGATGACGGACTGGCGTCTTGTCGGCGTGGTGCTGACTTCGACGCTTGCCGCTCCCACGGGTGTAGGCGCGACGCGAAGGACTGCGGCGGCCAACGATGACAACGCGGACAAGTACACGCAGCGCTATGTTGTCACCGCACTCAACGAGGATCGCACTCAGGAGAGCATTCGTTCCGCAGAGGCAAGCGTCGTTGCGAACCTGTTTGCCACGGGCACGACGGTGCAGATCTCATGGAACGGTGTTCCCGGCGCGATGTACTACCGCGTCTACAAATATCAGGGCGGCTTGTACGGCTACATTGGCGAAACCCGAGACCTTTCCATTGTCGACGACAACGTCGCGCCTGAAACGGGGACGACGCCGCCGTATATGGACGACGTGTTCAAGGTGTCCCGAGGCATTACGTCGGTAGACGTTCTCACGGGGGGCTCGGGTTACGGCACGTCGAAATACATCACGGGCTACGTGAACACGTGCACCATGCGCTGGGCGGGCGACTCCACGGAGTACCCGCGCCCACTAGGCCTGCCCAAAAGCGCTCAGAGCGCGGCCAATGTTTACTGGCAGGTGGTGGATCCGGGTGGCAACGGCTCGGGCGCGGACTTTCAGATCCTCACGGGGCAGGCCGACGACTTGGAGGACAACTTTGGTCCTATGTTCTGCATCACGGGCATTGTCTTGAAGTCAGGCGGTGTTGGGTACTCGGACCCCAAACTAGCAATCAACTGCCACGGGAGAAAAGGTGAGCTTAAGTGGACATACACGTTCCCGCTGACGTGCGCGTTCGACGTTCCTGAGATCGTGGTCGAGGACCCGACGGGCTACGGTGCGGTTCTCAAGCCCGTCATCGTGAACGGCGTCATCACCAGCGTAACCGTGGTCTATCCGGGCATCGGCTACACCAACCCGACAATCCGTGTCGTGTCGAAGTCGGGCAGCGGGGCTTCTTTCCGCGCAAGCCTCTCCGACGCAGGAGACTATCCCGCCGCCGTCGGCTACTTCGAACAGCGCCGCATCTTCGCAGGCACTCGTCTCCGTCCTCAGCAGATTTGGATGACGGCCACGGGTACTGAGTCGAACATGACGTACCACTTGCCGCTTCAGGACACGGACCGAATCTCCTTCGCCGTGGCCTCGCGAGAGCTTAACCAGATTCAGCACGTGGTGGCATTGCAACAGCTGATCATGCTGACCTCTGCCGCAGAGTGGCGAGTCTCCCCTCTGAACTCGGACGCCATCACGCCGTCCTCGATTTCGGTTCGCCCGCAGTCGTACATCGGCGCGTCTAGCGTACAGCCGCAGGTGATCAACACGAACCTGCTCTACGCGGCGGCGCGAGGCGGCCACGTCCGCGAACTCTCCTATGACTACACGGCTGGCGGCTACATCACGGGCGACATCAGCATCCGTGCGCCGCACCTCTTCTCGCAGGACAACGTCGTGACGCAGATGGCGCTTACCAAGTCGCCTGATCCGTATCTGTGGTGCACGCGAGCGGACGGCGTCCTTCTCGGCCTTTGCTACGTTCCCGAGCAAAAGATCGGCGCATGGTTCCAGTACCAGACGCAGGGGCGCTTCGAGTCCGTCTCCGTCGTTCAGGAGGGCAAGGAGGACTACCTCTATGCCATCGTGAAGCGCACGATCAACGGCAGGGAAACCCGCTACATCGAGCGTCAGGCGCTCCGCGAGGACGATCGCGACGGGTGCTACCTCGACTGCGCGGGCAGAGCGAATCTTGCGGAGCCGTCGAAGACGATCTCTGGCTTGCCATGGCTCGAAGGCATGCCCGTTGTGGCCGTCGCTGATGGCGCAGTCTACAGAGGACTGACGGTCAGGAACGGCCAAGTCACGCTCCCCGTTCCCATCACGAGGGCTTGGATCGGCCTCTCCTATGAGACGGTGATCAAGACGCTCCCCGTCACGCTCCAAGCGCAGGACGGCTCGCTGGGCAGAGGGCACGTCAAGAACGTCAACAAGGTCATGATGCGCGTCTACCAGACGAGCGGCGTCGAGGCCGGTCCTGACGAACAGAACGTGAAGAAGATCAAGCCGCGCACGAAGGAGGCCTTCGGATCCGCGCCGGATCTCTACACGGGCGAGGTCGATCTCGGCGTCGTCGGCGCATGGCAGGCGGACGGAACAGTCTGCATCCGTCAGGCAGAACCGTTGCCTTTTACCCTCGTATACCATTCCGCCGAAGTTGATATTGGAGGCTAAAAGTGGGAACTACGAATACCAAAGGCTACAGCCTTTTCTCTCCCGACAGGTCTCTCCAGCTCGATAACGTGATGAGCCTGTCGGCGGATTCTGCCTCAAACTCTCAGAGTTTCTCCAGCTGGCTTGACCAGAATGCACAGTATGGCGGCGTAGTGGCGGGTGCCGCTCAGGCCGTTGGCGGAGCATTCTCGTCCTACTACGCGAACTCCGTGCAGAAGATTCGGCTCCAGATGCAGAAGGAGCTTGCCGATTACAACTCTCGGCAGGCGGAGCGAGCCGCACAGTCCGCGCTCATGGTGAGCAACTTCCGCATTGGCGTGCTCTCGGAGAAGTACGAGAAGACCAAGTCGAGCCAGAAGGCGGCAATGGCCGCCAACGGCATCATGCTCGGCGTCGGCTCCGCTGCCGAAGTGACGACGACAACCGACATCGACAAGCACCGCTCGATGGAGGAAGAGCGTCTCAACGGACAGCGTCAGGCGAGGGGCTTGCGCACCCAGTCGCTCTCCTACAGCCTGACGGCGAACAGCCTCGCTCACAGCGGCGCGGCCACGTCTTGGGGCGGCTCGGTCGACGCCTTCGCCACGGGCGTGGGCACAGCCGCCAACGAGTACCTATACACGAAATACAAGTTCAAGGATAAGGGGATCTAAATGCCTGCTGTACCTGATTCACCCGGTCTTCTGACGCTCCCGACTGCGGAGGGTGCGAACGCCGTAAGCGCACGTGCGCCCGATGTCGACCTCTCGTTCACCAAGTACGGCCAAGGCGCACTGGAGAAGCTCCGCACGGGCTCCCGCATGATCGCGGCGCACCAGCTCGAAGAGGCGAACAAGGCTCGTGATGCGCGAGCGCTCCAAGTCGCCAACGACTACTACATCCGCGGCATGGAGTACCTCGTGGGCGAGAAAGGCGCTCTTCTCCAGAAGGAGACTCAAGTCACCGACGGCGTGGACGGGAAGTCCTACACCGAGTACCACACGGGCGGCCTTGACAAGATCTCCCGTGAGCTTCTCAGCGGGCTTGATCCCGAGACGCGCAAGCTCGCGGAGGAGAAGATCGCAGGCACTCGCCGCGGCTTCATCGGCCAGCTCTACACGCATGAAGGCGCGGAGTACCGCAACGCTGAAATCAACGCCGTCAAGACTGCTGCGAACGTCGCGGCCGACCAAGTCTCTCACGGTCTGAACCTCCGTGGCGGGTACGCTCAGATCTACGACAACTACCTGAGCCTTGCAGGCAAGAACGGCGCAGACATCAAGAGTCCGGACATCCTGTACGCAGTCAAGCGTCAGGCACAGGTCGCCTACTCCAAGGCACTGGAGGCTCGCATCGACACGCTTATTGCGCAGGAAAATCCGTATGGGGCGGCCTCGGCTTTGCAGGCAGGCTTGGCTGTGGGTGGCATGGACGCAAATCTCCTCGTCGGCATGCGCAAGAAGGTTAACGATGCCGTCGAAGCTCACGTCGTGAAGACGCGTGGCGAGATGGGCGCAGGCATGCTGCAGGCTGAGAAGACGTCTACGGCTCTTATCGGGAAGGCTCTGTCGCCGACCCTCGATATGGTGAACCGCTTCACGGGCGATTCGGGCTTGCCTGATGACGAAGAGCATAAGGTCCAGCGCTGGCAGGATGCCATCAACTCTGCCATTACCCAATTCGGCGGTGAGGACGGAGCCATGATCGCGCTTTCGTTCGGCAGTTCTGACAGCCTGAATAAGGCTCAGGAAGCCGCCGAGCAGAAGTACGGCAAGGACAAAGTCTCTCCTGCGAGTCTCGTAGAGTTCATGACGCCCGAGGAGAAGGCAAAGCTCACGAAGGCCCGCAACTTCTACAAGGCCAACTACGGGGCGGCCACGCAGACAACGGCGGGCGAGATCTACGCCATGGCCCGGCGCATTGCGCCGAAGGGCGCGTCCGAGGAGCTGGTCCAGAAGATCGCCGTGCAGATCGCTTCCGACATGCAGAAGGCGGAGCAGATGCGAGACGTTAAGTCTTCCGCCGCAGTTAGCGAGGCCATGCGCCGCATGGAGAACGGCGACATGAGCTTGGTGGGCGTCGACCTTTCGGCGCTCTCCCCGACGCAGCGCTCTCAGTTTGAGCGTGCCCGGCACAACAGCGTGTCGAAGTTCACCGTTTCCGACACAAAGCTCTTTATGGATCTCGTAGAGAACCCGCAGAGGCTGACAGGCATGAGCGAGACGGATTTCCTGCTTCTCAAGGCTGACCTCTCTCCGTCCGACTGGGGGATGCTCCACGACAGACGACGCTCCATCCTTGGAACGGGCGGCCCGTCCAACGGCGATCTCAAGCTCGACTACGTTCGTGCCGCCGTCGAACGATACGCCACGATGCACAGGATCGACATCACCTCTCCCGAAGGCAAGCAACGCAAGGCGGCGCTTCTCCAAATCGGCATCGACACCATGCGTCCGCTCGCGCTTGAGCGAGGCGTTAAGAATCCGCTCTCGCAGATGGACTATGACAGCAGTATCGAGTCGGCTCTTAGCTCGATCCGCCGAACGTATAACGGCGCGTGGTTCAGCTCCTCCACGGGTGAGAACAGGACGATTGCCGCCTTCAAGCCGTCGGATATTCACCCCGACGTCAAGAGGGCTCTGGCCAAGTGCATTGGCGCACCCGACGACGAGTTCAACGGAGACGATCCGCGAATCATCTCCCTCTACTACAGGTACCTTAACGACCCGCGGTCTCCTGTTCCCGACGATGCGATTCCGACCGAGGACAGGCAGAAGATTATCAAAGACTACAGGGAGGCGCACGATGGCACGGAGCCCGACAACTTTGCCTTGCTCCATATCTACATGCTGAAGAAGCAGGGCGAAGATGAACGCCTGCGGGCTTTCGGCATCAAGACGGGCGACTCCGAGTCCTCTACCGATGCGAAGCCCGTAGACATGGATGAAGTTTCACGCAACGCTCCCGAGAACGCAGGCTTCTAGAAAGGAAGGATATGACTGACTACAAAGACGCCGTAAAGGCATTCACCGAAGCCGCCAAGACGGACGCGGCTGTGCAGAACATGACGACGGCGGGCGAGCTTACAGCCGATCAGGCCGCACGTGCCTACCGTCTCTCCCGCGGCTTCGGCGAGCCCATGCCGACCACGGTCGACACCATGGAGGATCTGAACCGACGCTTCGCCACTAACATGGCGGTTGACGCGGCGCAGGATCCGTTCACGCGAAACCTGATGGCGGATGCCGTTCTCTCCCGTCTTCTCTACGATAAGCCCGAGGAGTGGGAGCGTCTCACGGTTTTCGGGAAGCTTGCGGCTTCGTGGGAGCAGGGTCGTGCGCAGAAGGCCAAGAACGAGGCGGCGGGCCAAGCCGTCATGCCTTCCGCGGAGGATGTCGATCCGCTCTCGGCTTACGACGTTGGGGCGGAGGACGACTCCGCCACGGGCGGCTTTGACGCCTCTTTCCTGACGAAGTGGGCGCAAAAGGCCGATTCGCCTTTCCTCAACACGATGCGAAAGCGCGACCTCCAACGCAAGCTGGAAGTCGAGCAACTTCGGAACGAGGCATCGATTGCGCTTGCGGCGGCGACCGACGAGCTTCGGCGGGTTTCCCAGAATGAGGTCGTCGCGGGCCTCGACGGGAAGGGTGCGGGCGAGGTTCTCGCAGAGATGGCGAAGCACCCGATCGATATCGGCGTGATGGTGACGCTTCAGTCCCTCGCCATGGGCGCGGAGAGCTACGCGGGTGCAAGCGTCGCCTCGATGTTTAGCCCCATTGCGGGCATCGGCATCATCGGCAACTCCTCCTTCCAGAACGAATACGGAAGCAAGGTGGTGGAGCTCCTGCAGGAGAGCGGCGTGGACATGACGGACTACGATCAGATTCGTGCCGCCTTGAGCAATCCCGAACTCATGCAGGAGGTAGGCTCCAAGGCGCTTGCCCGAGGCCTCACCGTGGCGACGTTCGACAGCCTGACTGCCGGCATGGCGTCGTTTGCCATTCGACCCGCATCCCGTCTCATGCAAGCGAGAGGCGTGCTTGACGCCACGGGGCGCTTTGCGCAGAAGTATCCGCAGCTCAAGGGCGCGATCTCGAAGGCGTCCCCTTGGCTCCCGCATGCGGAGGACACGGTTGCCCACGCGACGCTCGACGCGGCGGGCGGAGCGGCGGGCGAGTACCTCGGCGCGAAGGTTATCGGCGAGGACGCATCCGTCGCGGACATCCTTCTCGAAGCCTTCAGTGGCGCAACCACGGCTCCGGCAGACATCATGGCGATGCGCTCCAACATCATCCGTCAGGCGACGACGGAGCGCATTGCCGCGGCTCGTGCCGTCAAGAGCGCCGACACGGCGGAGCGCATGATCGACGCGCAGGCGCAGTCCGAGTTCGCGAAGCAAGCCCCCGAGGCTTTTGCGGAGCAGGCCCAGAAGGCCGTGGAAGGCACGCCCGGCGAGAGCGTCACCGTCAACCCTGAGGACGTTCGCACCTTCAAGCAGGAAGTCGTCGAGGCCGTGCCCGACGTTGCGCAGGCTTGGGAGGAGGCGGAGCTCACGGGCGGCGACATCAAGCTCACGATGGCGGAGCTTCTGAAAGTGGCGTCTGCCAATCCCGAGCTTGCGAAGGAGATCGTGCGCAAGGGTCGCTTCGGCGACGACGCCATGTCGCTTGAGGAGGCACAGCTCTTCGAGAAGAACTTCGCGCCCGGTCTTGAGGAGAAGGTGCGTGAGCTCGTCTCCCGACAGGTCGCCTATGAGAAAGACAGGCAAGAGTCGAGAGCGGCGGTGCGTGCGGCGCTCGACCCGATTCGCGCACAGCTCAAAGCCGCGGGGCAGAACGACGAGACGATCAACGCCCAGATGGCGATCGAAGCGTCCATTCTTGAAAACTTGGCCGACATTTCCGGCATGACGCCTGCCGAGCTCCTAGCGGCCAACCCGTTGGTCGTCGAGCGGGCCGAAGCCCCGCAGGGCGAGACGCTCCATCAGGATGACGACGGCGGCGAGAAGGCGGAGGGCGAAGCGGCTCCCGCGCCTGACGGAAAGAAAGCGGAAGGCAAGAAACGCGAAGGAAAGAAGCGAGGCAAGGTGGTGACGCGCGGCGAGTATGCGCAGGGCGTTCTCGACCCGAATACGCATACCCGCACGCAGTCCATCATTCGACTCTTTCAGGCATCCAACGCCTCGACATTCCTCCACGAGTCCGCGCATTACTGGCTCGACACGATGGTGGCGCGCGCCTCCGCAGCGCTTGCCGCCGCAGCAACGAACAAGCGCAAGGCGTCGACTCAGGAGCAGAAACTGCTCGACCTCGTCTCCGACGTGCTCGACTTTGCCGTGCCTGATCTCAAGGGAAAGCCGGTCGGCGAGAAGATCGCGGCATGGCAGGCGCTTGACAAGAGGGTCATGGCGGATGCCCACGAGAAGTTCGCCCGTGGGTTCGAGGCGTATCTGCGCCAAGGCAACCCTCCCGCCAAGGAGGATAGCCGCCTTGGGCAGGCCTTCCTGTTCGTGAGTCGTTGGCTTCGCTCGCTCTACAAAGACGCGGCGGAGCTCCGCGTGGAGATCTCGCCTGAAGTGATCGCGCTTTACGACCGCCTCTTCGCCGTGGACGAAGCCGTTGCCGAGGCGCGGGACCGCATGAGCGACAACGGGCTTTATGACGAGCTCATTGCGCAGGGCATGACGCCCGAGGAGTTTGCGCTTTTCGTCGCGCTCAAGGACAGCGCCGCCGCAGAAGCCCGCGGCAAGCTCTTCGAGAAGTCCGAGCAGGACGCGCGGATCCTTCACGACAGGCGGGTGCGCGAAGAGCGCGGCATCGAGAAGGAGTTCGAGTACATCAAGGCGCAGATTAAGGCACAGCTTCTGGCAACGCCCGGCTTCCGTGCGCTTCGCGCCTTCTCCTACTACGGCATCAAGGGCAAGGACGGCACGCCCATTCGCCTGAAGTTCGACGCAAGTGTCCTTGAGGATGAGAACGTTAGCGAGGCCGACAAGACCTTCATCCGCAAGCACCAGATGGACTACCGTCCGAAAGACGAGGAGCCGAAAGCGGAAGAGGTGGAAGAGGCGGCAGAAGCTCACGTGGCCGAAGAGACGGACGCCAAGAAAAAGAAGCGTACGCCTCCCCCGCCCGTCACGGTCGTCACGCCTCAGATGGCCATGGACCTGCTCGGCTTTGAAAAGTGGGACGACATGATGCTTGCCCTCAAGAACGCGGCCCGCATTGACGTTGAGTCCTTTGTGCAGAAGCAGGCTCAGAGGGAGTTCTACCTCCGCCACGGGCAGGCCGCAACGCCCGAGGGCTTCCGCAAGCTCGCGGCGGGTGCCGTCCATACGGCCACGCGCCTTCGTGTCCTTGCCACCGAGGTTGCCGCGTTGCGCAACGCCACGAAGATTGCCGAACAGCTCCGCAAGTCCGTGGCGGCGTTCGCACGAGAGAACGTCGACCGCATGACGTATGCCGAGGTAAAGGCGAACGGACGGCTCAAGATCCTCACCCCGTCGGCCGCAAGCGCCGCCGCCCGCCGCGCCGCAAAGAAGGCGGAGGAGCTCTTCAAGGCGGGCAAGACGGTTGATGCGGCGGAAGCAAAGCAAGCGCAGCTCATCCAAGAGACGACTGCGGTTGAGATCAAGAAAGCGCAGGAAATGGCGAAGCGGTTCGACCGTCGGTGCAAGCAGCTCCGTAAATCGGAAAGCATCGATGGCGCATACAAGGAGCAGATTCTGCTTTTCCTTGGCCGCCTGGGTTATGCCATCGGCAACCCGTCGAAGGATGCGCCTTCGCTTAGGGATTTTGTCTTCCAGCATCCCGAGATCATGGAGGCGTACGACGCCTTGCCCGAGCGCCTGCGCGACTACCAAGGCCTGTGGGCGACGCTCACCGTGGGCGAGATCCGTGCGCTTGACAGGTTCTTCGCCCAACTCGCACAGCAGGGCCGAAGCGAGAAGGCGCTCGGCATTGCGACGAAGTACGAGATCGCGGCAGGCGTGCTCGACCTGACGGACATCACTTTGTCGAAGAATCGCGACAAGCGGCCCAAGGGTGCTACGGCGACGGACAAGCTGGATCGGTACAAGGGGATGCTCACGAAGTACCTCTACCAGCACATGCGTTTTGCCACGCTCATCCGCATCATCGAAGGTACGGAAGGCGTGCTCACGAAGGCATTGCTCTGGCGCGCCAACGACATCGATGCCGAGGAGAAGACGCTCAGACAGGAAAACGCCAATCGCGTGCTCGACATCTTTGATCCGCTCACGAGAAACATCAAGGCGTGGAACAAGCAGACGATCGAGTACAAAGGCGTGCTGTACAGCCGCCACAACCTTTTCGCCATTGCCCTCAACGCAGGCAACGCAGGCAACCTTAACCGCCTGGAAAAGGGCAACGGCCTCGCCCTTGCCGACGTAACCGCGCTGATGAGCAAGCTGACGAAGGACGAGCTCGAACGCGTGCAGATGATTTGGGACGTGTTCGAGGACCTGCGCGTTATGTCCGCCAAGGTCTACCGCGCGATGGACGGCATGGAGCCAGAGTGGGTTGAGCCGCAACCCCTCACCATCAAGTCTGCCGACGGCGAGATCGTGCAGCTCAAGGGCGGCTACGTGCCCATTACCTACGATCCGGAGATCTCCGACAAGGCCCGCCTGCGACAGCTCCAAACGGAGCTCGACGCGCAGAAGGCCGCCGGCATGGTATCCGCGCAGACGTCTCGAACCTACACGAAGACCCGCGTGCTCGAAGGCGAGACGGGCATGGCGGTGCAGCTCGATACGGCAGGCTCTCTTGACGGAATGCAGGAGATCATCCACGACATCATGTGGCGCGAATTCATTCAGGACGCGACGCGCCTTTATCGTGGCGTGACGACCGTCGAGGCGGTCGAAGTCGTCGAGAACGGGCAGGTCAAAAAGGGCAAGGAGCGCGTGTGGCACCCCGGCCTCGGTCAGAAGCTCACGGACTACTTTGGCTCCGACGCCTCGAAGATCATGCAGGACTGGATCAAGCAGATTGCCTTCGACGGCAGGATCGCAGGCCAGCAGGCCGCCGACCACTGGACCGGACTCATTCGCCGCAACGTGTCGCTCGCGGGCTTGGGCTTCAACGTCATTTCCGCGCTCGTCCAGACCACGGGCCTCATCACGGCCTCGACCGAGCTCGGCGCAGGCCCCGTGCTTCGCGGCGTGGCCCGCTTGGCCGGAGATCCGAAGGGTGTCTTCGCCCGCACCAACGCGCTCTCCAAGACCATGGCGCTCCGCTCGACGACACGCATCCGCGAGATCGACGAGGTGAGCAATCTCATCGTGGAGTCGAGAAGCCGAAAGGTTGAGAACTTCAAGCGCTGGGCCTACGGCATGATGATGACGGTGCAGGCCGTGGTCGACTACTCCGTGTGGAATGCCGCGTTTGCGGAAGCCGTCTCGCGAGGCGAGACGCAGGAAAAGGCCGTCCACATTGCCGACCAAACGGTGATCGCGACGCAGGGTTCGGGCGCAATCAAGGACCGCTCCCAGATTGAGCAGAGCCGCGTGCTGAATGTCTTCCTCGCCTTCTACTCCTACATGGGGACGGCGCTCAATCTGGGGATGGCAAACCTCATGGGCGAGAAGGACAGGGTGAAGGCATGGACGAAAGTCGCCACCATCTTCATGTTCCAGCCGTGCGTCGAAGCGCTCCTTCGCGATGCGCTCCAACCGGGCGATGACGGAGACGAGGACGACGATTCGAACATGTTCGTCAAGAGTGCGCGCTTCGTGGCGGGGCAGTCGGTCAACTTCACGTTCGGCACGCTTCTCGGCCTCCGAGAGATCGCGAGCGGAGCGGGGAGCCTGATCGGCGGGGACCTGATTTACTCCTACCGCGGACCGTCGGCGCTTCGCCTCTTCTCCGATACGCAGGCGCTTTTCCAACAGGTGCAGCAGGGTGATTTCGATGAGTCTCTCCTCAAGGCGACCTCGAACATCTTCGGCGACATCTTCGGCCTGCCGTCTGCGCAGTTCAACAGGATTGTCTCCGGCTACAACGCTCTCGCAGACGACGAGACGGACAACCCGCTCGTCCTTGCCACGGGCTACAAGAGCAAATAGGGTAAAATCGAGGGAATGGAGCGCGAATAAATTAGGAATCTTCCATGATCTCAACGGAAAGCCGAAGGAGTTCGGTTTATGTTGGGGACGGTTCGAGCGTCGCGTTTTCCTTTCCCTTCAAGATTTTCAATTCGGACGAGGTTTCCGTTGTCACGAGCGACGGAATCCTCGCTTCGAATCTCTACAGCGTCCGCCTCAACGATACCGCAGGCGGCGTGGTTACGCTCAACTCCCCGCTTGCCCACGGCGTCAAGCTGGTCATTATCTCCGCCATCCCGTACACGCAGGGCCTCGGCCTGACTGCGCAGGGCGCGTTCAACCCCGACGACCTTAACAAGGCGTGGGATAAAAACTGCGCTCTCGTCCAGCAGGTTCTGGACTTGGCCAAGCGTAGCGCACGCGCCCCCGAGTTCTACGAGGGCAATGTAGAAAACTTCGCTGATGAGGTCTTTAGCGCTCGTGACGAGGCAAAGGCGCAGGCAAGCGCCGCAGGCGCATCAGCCCAAGAAGCCGCCTCTTCTGCGGCGGGTGCTAAGGCGTCTGCTGATGCCGCCAAAGAAACGGCCAACTACGTTTCGTCGGTTGAGCCGAACCTCACTGTCGTTGCCAATAATCTTTCCTACATCAAGGCCGATGCCGAGAACATTGGCCCCATTCGCGAGGCGGCTGAGCACAGCAATGCCATTCAAGTCGTCGCGGCTGAGTTCGTCGGCGCAGAGGCGCATCCCAACGTCCACGACTTCGGCTTCTTCAACGTGGACGATGTTCCGGCCTACACGCCCACCGGCGGCACGATCGCCAAGGTGGCGGGAAACATCGAGTCGGTCAAGACGCTTGCAAAGCACGCAGACGCGCTTGCAGAGAATCTGGAAGCGATCGTCACGGTGAACGGAAGCCTCGCCTACGTCAAGACCACGGCAACCGACATTGCCTCGGTCAAGATCGTGGCGGACAACATCGAAGTGGTGAAGGATGCCGCGGGCGTTGTGACGGATCTCAACGCCTCGATCGAACGCGTGGAGGAGGCAGCATCCATCGTGCAGGCCAACCAACAGGGCGCGCTTGATGCGGCGAAGACGGCCACGGCCAAGGCGGCGGAAGCGACGTCTGCGAGCCAGTCCGCTGCTACCGCCAAGACTGCCGCGGAGTCCGCCAAGGCGGCCGCCGTAAGCGCGCAAAGCGCGGCGCAGACTGCGGCAAGCACGGCGACCACGAAGGCCGGCGAGGCCAGTGCGTCTGCAAGCGCCGCCAAAGCTTCAGAGACCGCGGCGAAGACAAGCGAGACAAACGCCAAGACGGCAGAGACTGGAGCGGCAGAGAGCGCCCGTCAGGCGGGCCTTTCGGCGGATGCCGCGGCGACTTCTCAAACGGCGGCCGAAGCGGCCAAGAAGGATGCCGAGTCGGCAAAGACGTCCGCAGAATCCGCCAGTGCCTCCGCCACGAGTGCAAAGACTTCCGCCGAGTCTGCGAAGGCGGCGGCAGTGAATGCCCAGAAAGCCGCCGAGACGGCAAGCGATACGGCTATGTCGAAGGCGGCTGCGGCAAGCAACTCTGCCACGGTGGCCAAGGCGTCTGAGACGGCGGCGGCAAGCTCCGCTGCTTCTGCGGCGGCCGATGCGAAGAAGGCTCAGGATGCCGTCGCGTCCGTGGGCGACCCGCTCGCGAAGGCGAAGAACCTTTCCGATCTGCCTGACAAGGCGCAGGCAAGAACCAATTTGGGCCTCGGCTCCATGGCCCAGGCAAACATCGACTTTGGCAACTGGAGTGCGTGATGGCAACCGATGCACAGAACCTGAAAATTAGCCGCGTGACTGCGGCAAGCAAAACCGCTTTCAGTAGCGCGAAGCTGGCGAGCGGCTCGATCTACTGGGACGAGTCCGAGAAGCGAATTGTGGTCGGCGACGGAGTGACCGCAGGCGGCGTCAGGATGGCGAAGGAATCCGAGGTGACAGACGTAGCCGCGCTTCGAACGGAAGTCAACGCAATTAAGAGCACGTCTCTCCCCGCCAAGCTGGATACGTCCGAGCTTGAGACTGCGCTGAAAGAGTTGATCGTTGAATTTGGCGGGCAAGTGCCTGCATAAGGAGGAAGCGTGAAAACGTTATCTGAAGTGAAGGCCGAGTATCTGGCAGAGGCGCTTGCCTCTCCGGTAGGCGGCTATGTGGTGATGGATCGCAACGGCAAAGTAGCGGCGCACTCTAACAGTGGGTTCGTCCATTGCTTTGTTGATCCGCTCGATCTTGAGGCCGCTCGTGCCGCAGGCTATGAGTGCAAGGACGAAGAGATTGACGGTCGTGTCCTGACGTGGGTGACTGCAAAGGAGCGTCCTGGTGAACTCTTCAGGTCTGCTGACGGTGGCTACTACGCCGCCGCTGCTCTGCCTGAGAACGACGATGCTTTTGTCACAGAGTGTTATGCCGCTGAGGTTCGGGCTGAGCGCAATGCTCGCATCGGTGACACGGACGGCTACGTCCAGATGGTCGACATGACGGTGCAGAAGGAAGCCAAGGCGGCTCGTCAGGCTCTGACAGAAGCTGAGCGTGCAGAGTTGATGGCGTACCGTGAAGCGTTGAGAGACATGCCTGCTCAACCGGGCTTCCCGTTCGTCGAATATCCAACCATGCCTGCTTGCATTGCGTATGAGTGTGGCCAGAAGGCCGAGTCTCGTGCCATGCAGGCATCTACGTACAGGAGGGGGCGATGGCTACACAGAAAGACCTGCTTAGGGCTGCGGTCCTTTCGGGAGCGGTCAAGGGCATGAGCGTGAGCGAAGAGGTGATTGATCTAAACGTTTCCGAGACGCTTCCCGAACACGGGCTTCGCGTAACTTCTCCTATCACAGGGTATTGTGCGATTCGCGTGATTTCCACAAAAGGGGTAAATCAAGGTGGCACCCCGTGGTTTTCTTTAGAACATCTCCGTGGAATAGAGAATTTTAACGGTTCGTGGTTTGCGACAGGCGGTGTCGCAACAATTACACCCGTTACAAAAGGCCACGAAGTAAGAGTAATGGGTATGGACATCACGATGGACAGTTTGCGCTTCATTAAAGTTATCGGTGGGGGGGGGTAAACGATACCTTTCTTCGCTGTCTCGCAGTCGTTTCGGAGGTGCGCCATGGCTTCGCTTGAAGACTGCCTCCGAAACTTTGCGAAAGCTGGAAGCGGGTTCGCGTTCCCGTCTGAGCGTTGCGTCGTCATCGAGAGTTTCGCGCCCACAACTGAGCAAGGAAATCGCGAGTACGTGCCGCCCGAAAACGGCTTATGCGTCATTTGGCTTGAGGGTACCCAGGTCGATGCTGAGATTCGCAAAGACGGAGGTATACAAACCCTCTCGACAAACAGTAGCTCAACATGGGCAAAAGCCTGTGTTCCTTGCACCCGTGGGCAAAAGCTCTACTATGCGGTATGGGGTGCGTTCAAGCAAGGGGAGTTCTACTTCGTTCCTTCTCTCGGTAGCCAGTAACAACGCCCGCATGGAGGTAGCGGCATGAGTATCAAGAATCAACTTCGTGCCGCTATTCTCAGCGGTGGTGCAACTGGCGCGTCTCCGAGCGGAGAGGCCGTCTCGATTAACTGCAAGGGCACGGTTGGAGAATGGGAAGCCATTTCGACATTCGTTGCTCCCGCTAATGGGTATGTCCAAATCCAAGGGAAGAGTACGGGCGTTGACGGAATGGCAACGATGACATCAACCTCTGGCTACGCTGGCATGAATTGGGCAACTTCGGGGCTGCATTTCGGGTTTTCTTTGCCGGTTAAAAAAGGCGAAACTGTGACTTGCCTGGGAGCTCGGTTGGCCAACATAACAGTTCAGATGCTCAAGCTTGTCGGGGGGGGGTAAAAGCCCTGTGGCACAGCTATTTTGGAGGGTTGTGCCATGCTTAAGAGACTGCTTAACTCGTGTCTTGACGCCTATCGCGGCTCGCACAAGAGTGTTGTCGCAGGGCACCACATTGCAACAGATCCCTCCTTCCCGACGGGGTATGAGAACGTCAATGCAAATAGTTACGTCCCTCCGTGCGACGGCGTGTTCGTTATTCAGTGTGAGCCCGCTGAAGGCTACGCCTACTACAACCTTACGGTTCGACGAGATCAACTCGACTGTGGGTTCGTTGGGAGCTACGGGCAGACGTGGCCGGTTCTTGAGACCCCTTGTCGAAAGGGTGAAACGATTCACTGGTACGCGTGGATTGATGGAGCTGCTCAGCAGATCAAGGCGCACATCCGCTTTTACCCATACATCGGCTCTTAACGTTTGCTTCGGAGGTGCTTCTTATGAATAAGGATCTCCTCCGAGCATTCGGCAAGGCTTCGGCAATGAACGCTTTCCCGTCCAGTCAGAAGATCGACATTCCTGTTGTCGCCGACCAATGGTGGAACGAGTACGTTGCTCCTGCTGATGGGTTTGTGTACGTCGAAGGTAGTACCGCAAAAGGCGAGCTGAATGCCGCCGTGGCTGAGCTTTCCTCCGTGCTTGGTAGCTACGCATTTAGCACTCACGGTACCGCACGCGCGTCCTTACCTGCGCAAAAGGGGCAGCGAGTGAATATCGCAGCGCGTGGCGAGAACGGAGTCTATGCCTACTTCATCCCTGCGAAAGCAAGTACGTAGCCAAACCACCAACAAATCAACAACGATTCCCTCGGGCAAAAGCTCGGGGGAGTTTTTTGTGTGCGCGTGTGCGTTCTGATGTGCGAGATACTGGTCTTGCACGAGGAGAGGAGGCTAATCCGAGCCGACGCTTCGTGCAATCTGAATGGAGGATTTGCCATGGGTGAATTCGCAAGCAAGGGTGTCGCAGGAAGCGGCCTTGGACTCGGTATCGCTGGTACCGCTTTGGGTCTTCTCAACGCCAACGGCAACGGCGGCCTTCTCGGCGGTCTGTTGGGCGGCGGTTATCTGAACGCTCAGACTGGTATGGCGCTTAACGCTCTCGCCGAAAAGGACGCGAAGATCGCGGAACTGACGGCCATGCGCTACAGCGACAATCAGGATGCGGCGGTCTACAAGCAGACGCTCGCGGACAACAAGACGCTTCGAGACGAGATGTACGCCTACATCACGCCGATCGCTCAGGAATCCGCGGCCAATCGTGAACGTGTGGCGGTTCTGGAAGCACAGCAGAAGTGTGAAGCCGAAAAGGCTCAGCTGCGCGAACAGATCATCACGCAGAAGATCGACCGTGTTGCCTCCGACTGTGCATGCGGCCTCAACAATCTGGCCACCGAGGTCGGCTGTCTCAAGGCTCGTGTCAACGCCATCACGAAGGAGGTCGTGCCGCTTGGCGCGATCTGCCCGCAGCCGATGCCCCGTTACAACGAGTGGACGTCTCCCGAAGGCGCGACTCAGGTGACGGTCTCCAATCCCGCCCGCACGACGGCGCAGCAGTAACCGGTAGGAGCGCGTCATGAACGTTGAAGTCTCCCAGATACCGACGATTGCCAGCGAATTCATCACCACGGTGGTCATGCCGAAGGCACCCACCGGGCTCCTGAAGTTTGGCATCGGCTTCGTATCCCCCTACATCCGCGACGCCGTAGCGGTGCGTGTTGAGCAGTCCCTGCCGACGCTCAAGATGCTCGGCATCGTGGACGAAGGGAAGGTTGATCTTGACCGTGCATCCGCGGCCGTCTACGCCGCGCTCGAAGAGGCCGGTGGCAAGGTGGAGCTTAGCGGCTACATGGTCGACAAGGCGGACATCGACGCGCTCCTTGAGATCGCGAAGAGACACGCGGTCGACTAAGGAGAAAGTCATGGACTTGAAGGACATGCGAAAGATGCAGGGTGAGCGCACCGAAGAAGAGCTTCTGGAGAAGATCGACAAGATCCTCGACGACGCTCGGGACGGTCACTACAGCCTGACATCCCAGAACCTGGAAGATCTTTGTGAAGCGTGGGAGTGCATCAAGCACATCCGCACGGTTCTAGCAATGGATCGTTAACCACGCAGGGGGCGATCCAGTCGTCCCCTTACGCAACCCCTACTGCGGAGAGAGCCATGTAGATGTACCGCATAGTGACTAAGTAGGCGGCGAAGGACGCGGCAAAAGCGGCGCGCATGTTCCGATCTTGTGCGAGTTCCATGAGTTGCTTTCGTTCCTCCCTGGAGCGTTTCGTATCTTTTGCATATAGCGTTTTAGTCGCCGAGCTAAGCCAGTAGGTCGCAGATATGAGCGAAGCAACTGCGACGAGAACATCCAATATCGTCAGAAACATTTTCAAAAACTATGCCAGAGAAAGATCCAAATTCGTGGGCGTCACTACGCGCTTTGCTTCCGATCCTTTTCGGAGCCGGCGGTGGCGTTGTCAGATATTACTGTCTAATCAAGTCTGGACGCACATTCAAATTCTTTGAATTCATCGGGGACATGCTGTCCTCCATATTCGTTGGCTGCGTCCTCTACATGCTCGCGGAAGGGCTCGGACAGCCTACCGAAGTCAGCGCTGTGTGCGCGGCCATCGGCGGAAATATGGGCGCACGTGCCTTCCAGATCGTCGAGCATTTTTTTGAAAAAAAACTTGGCATACAGGAGAAAGCCCATGAGTGAAACGAGAGCCCTTACGGCTTGGCCGGTCGAGTTGGCCGCAGACTTCATTGAACAATGGGAAGGCTTCCGCGAGACGGCGTACCTATGCCCCGCGGGCGTGCTCACCATCGGCTTCGGTCACACTGGATCCGACGTGAAGGAAGGGCAGGTCGTGACGTACAAGGAGGCCTACAACATGCTCCTTGAGGACCTCAAGCGCTACGCGTCTGGGCTCGCGGCATGGGTCAATGTGAAGGTAACGGAGGACCAGTACATCGCCCTGCTGTCACTCGCCTTCAACGTCGGCGTCGGAGCTGTCGCGAAGAGCACGCTCCTGCGCCTGCTCAACGCGGGCGACATCGAGGCGGCCGGCGATGAGTTTCTGAAGTGGACCTACGCGGCTGGGCGTGAGCTCCCAGGCCTCGTCCGTCGTCGGCGCGAGGAGCGCAAGCTTTTCTTGGGAGAAGAATGATGGGTTGGAAGAAACGATTGACCAAGGAACGAGATGAGTTGCAGAGCCGTCTCGATCGACTGTCAGTTTTCATAGTCGGGTTTAGCTTCGCCAAACTGGATCAGCGCACGAAGTCCTTGCTTCGGATTCAGCAGGGACTGATGCAGGACTATCTCGAAGTTCTGAACATGAGAATTGAGCGACTGGGGCATGAGTGACACTCACGTGTGACACAATCTGATTTTTTGGATAGGAGGTCACAGTGGAATCGTTCATAACCAAAGTCTTGATAGATTTGTTAGGAAAGATAGGTATGAAAAACAATCGTATCTCTGACACCGAATTTCGTAAATATGCGATTGCCTTAGCTTTTGTTTGGGCTCTTGTGTGGGAATGGTTTTGCAGGCGTTGGGTTGAAGTCCATGAATATTTTGGGGCGCAGGTGTTCCCTGATTTTGTTTATGACATTTACTCAGAACAGGAGCTGGCACTTTCACCGTTTGTCAATGGTCTTATTTTCTATGTAGCCTTTCTCGTATTTCTGAAGCTACTTAACTATCCGGAAGAACTTAAAGAAGATGAGGTCCTCGACTGGCGTGTTGGACATCTTAGAAAGTGGAGCTTTAGATTTTTTTGCTTAGGACTCGCGATTACGGCGTATGCGTATCTTGTGTAG